TCTTTCTAATGGATTTAAAATACGTGGCAATTCTGCTGCTACAAACCAAAATACGGAAAAAATGTTATATATGGCATGGGCTGAATCACCATTTCAATATGCAAGAGCGAGGTAACACATGTATGCAATAGTAAAAGACGGTTCTATTACCGCAACAGGAAACATAAAACAATTATTCCCTAATACTTCTTTTGCAGGTGGTGTAGCCAATGCAGACTTTAAAACTGCTGAAGGTGTAATGGATATTGTGCAGGGTGAACAAAAAGATAGACAATATTATTTTGTAACAGAAGGTGATATTGAATTAGTAGATGGTGTTCCTACGCAACAGTATACGAATACTGCTAAACGCCTAAATGATGAAGACGCTAAAGATGCTGACGGTAATCAGCTATACGTTCAGGTCTGGGATGCTGACTACGACAATGGTGCTGGAAAAGACAAAGGCAAGATGGTTGATAGTAGTGAGAAATTAATCAACCAAGGTTTAAAAACACCTATGACTGCTCAAGTTAAAGACACAGCAAACAAACTATTAGCTAAAACAGATTGGATGGTTATTAGAAAATACGAACGTGATGTAGCAATACCAAGCGCAACAGCTACCTATCGTGCAGCAGTAATAACAGAATGTGCAAGACTAGAAACAGCAATAGCTAATGCAGCAGATGTAGATGCATTGGCAACAGTAATGGCAGGACAAGATTGGCCTAAAGAGGATTAAGATTATGAAGATTTTAGCATTAGTGTTATCAATATTTTTAGCAGGTTGTCAGACAGCAGGTATGGAATATTACCAAGCTGTAGAAAACGTAGCGATTGCTCAAGCTCAAGCACAACAGGCTAAAGCAGATGCATTGTCAAAGATAGCTGCATCAGGCGATAATAGCGCAGCAGGTTCAGCAGTTATGGCGTTAGCACTTATGCAAAGTCCTAATACACAAGTAATACCTCAACAATCAGTAGCTCTTGAATGGACTAAAGCGGTACTACCAGTTGCCGGAAGTCTTGGAAGCATGTGGATAAGTTCAGATGCACAGAAGTCTACGGCACGTTATGCAATGCAATCTAACCTTGCCAGGATTCAACAAGACGGTCAAAAAACTACAGCTTTATATAACATGTTAGGTAATAACAGCGATAACATGTTGAACCTTGGTTTAGGTTCTTATGATGCAATTAATGTATCTGGTCAACAAGCAGTAGATCTAGGACTTGGATTAGGATTAGCAAGTATTAATGGTGGTTCTGGAGGAAATTCATCTACTGTACTAGACGCTTTAGACAACTTACAGTTTCCTAATTACACTAGTAATTTTCAAAGTATTCTTGATGCAATTGGTGGTATTTCAATTCCTAACTATGATGCACAGTTAGATAATATACTTAATAAAATAGAAGATGCTAACACTGTATGGGTTGCTGGTGTTAACTGTGTAAATAACCAAACATCTGGAGTAATAGGTGTTGGTGGTGTAAATACAGAATTACCTGTTTGCCCTCAATAATAGTTTATGGATATGGACGAAACACGATTGGATAGGATTGAAAAGAAGCTAGATAATGTAGCTATTATGGGCGCACGTATTGAAGAACGCCTTGAATCATCAACAAGTAGAATAGATAGATTAGAGTTTCGTGCCGATGAACAAGAAGATGATTTAGAAGCCTTAAAAGAATCTGTAAGTTTACAAGGAAATTTTATAAAAAATACCGAAAGATTCGGATGGATTTTACTAACAGCTATAATATCTTTTATATTATATATGGGAAAATAAATGGAACCGCTTGCTCTATTGTCGATGGCGACAACGGCTTTCAAGGGCGTTCAAAAACTTGTACAAGCTGGTAGGGAAATTGAAGATGTTGCACAGCATTTAGGTCGCTGGTATGGTTATGCCGCTGACATAAAAGAAGCACAAAAAGCAAGTGAAAATCCTCCACTATTTAGAAAGATTTTAGATACAGGATCAGTAGAACAGGAGGCTTTAAACGCTATTATCGTTAAAAAGAAAATAGAGCAACAAGAAAAAGATATAAGAGATTTAATTGTAGTTGTATATGGAATTGAAACGTATCGTGAAATGATACAAATGCGTAAAGATATTAAAGCTAAAAGAGAAAGATTAGTTTATAGGCAAAGAAGAAGAAGAAGAATGTATTTAGATGGTATATTTAGTATAATTGGTATTGGTATATGTTTAGGATTGTGTTATGGATTTTATGAATTATTAATGAACTATACACGATGAAGTTAAAAGATGCAAAACAGTATCCAATAATCTGGACAGTATATCATACAATACTAGCAATTGAATTAGCAGTAGTTATTTATTTATTAGCTTTATTAGTTTACAAATGAGAATAATGGCATTTCTTCTAGTAGTAATTATAGAAGGAGAAGAAATAAAAACTAACGGTATGCATTTTAGAGATATAAATAGATGTCGATATTTTGCAGATAGAATAGAAGATAACGAAGCTAAAGTAACTGGATATTGCAAACCTGTATTGGTTGCACAGACAACAACATTTAGGGATTAATATGGCATATAGTGAACAAGTAATGGATCATTATAATAATCCTAGAAATGTAGGACGGTTAGATAAAAACAGCAAGAAGGTTGGAACAGGAATGGTTGGCGCACCTGCTTGTGGAGATGTAATGCAACTACAGATACAAATAGATAGTGATGGAATTATTGAAGATGCAAAGTTTAAGACATATGGTTGTGGTTCTGCTATTGCTAGTTCTAGTCTTCTCACAGAATGGGTTAAAAGGAGGTCTTTGGATGACGCAATTAAAATTAAAAATACAGACATCGCCAAGGAACTTGCTTTACCACCAGTAAAAATACATTGTTCAGTTTTAGCTGAAGATGCAATAAAAGCAGCAATAGAAGATTTTAAAGAAAAACAAAGAGAATAAACTTAATGGCAATAAATATAACAGATAAAGCAGCTTATTATGTTAATGATCAAATAACTGAACGTGGACATGGATTAGGAATTCGTGTTGGTGTTAAGCCTTCAGGTTGTACAGGACTAAGTTATATTCTTGAATTTGTAGATCAAGTATCTCCAGAGGATTTAGTTTTTGAAGATAGTGGAGTAAAAATGTTTGTTGATCCTAAAAGTTTAGCTTATTTAGATGGTTCTGAATTAGATTTTGTAAGAGAAGGTTTAAACACTGGACTAGAATTTCACAATCCAAATGTTTCTGCTAAATGTGGTTGTGGTGAAAGCTTTACGGTTTAATTTAAGGAATTATATATGAATATATTTAGCGCAATTGTAGGGCCAGTAGCAAATCTTGCTGGAACATGGATGAAAAATAAACATGAGCAAGGACAAGCCAAGCATCAAGCTCAAATGCAAATAATTCAGAACGATGCAGATTGGGAAGCTAAGATGGCTGCCGCATCAGGGTCTAGCTGGAAAGACGAATTTTGGACAATTGTGTTAGCCGTTCCCATTTTTATGGTAGGTTATGCAGTTGCGTTTAATGACCCTGCTGTATTAGATAGAGTTCATGCATCGTTTGATGCTTTATCTAACCTCCCTGAATGGTATTCGTACCTTCTTTTTATTGCGGTCAGTGCGTCATTTGGTATTAGAGGTGCAGACAAATTAATGAAGATGCGAAAATGAGTCCTGAAGAATTTGACAAGTGGCGTATAGTACCACGACTATTAGTATTAATGATGGCTCTAGCTTGTTGGGATGTTATACATTGGTTCACAACTTTAGAAGCTCCAACAATTGAACAGGCTGGTTTAGTTTCTGTATGTACTGGAGCGATGACAGCCGTGTTTGGTTTGTTTTTAGGTAAGGGGAAACAGGAATGACTACAAAAGATTCTAGATTAAAAAGAGCAGGAGTATCAGGTTATAATCAACCAAAGCGTACACCGAAACATCCTACAAAATCTCATGTAGTTGTAGCTAAAGTTGGAGATGAAATTAAAACAATTCGTTTTGGACAACAAGGTGTTCAAGGTGCAGGAAAAAATCCTAAAACTGCAAAAGACAAAGCAAGAAAAAAAGCTTACTTTGCTAGACATAATGCTCAAGATCCTAATCCATCAAGGTTATCAGCAAGATATTGGTCAAATAAAGTAAAATGGTCTTAAAAAATTATTTTACAGCAGATGAACTATCTTGCCAACATTGTGGTAAAGAAAAGTTCGATAAAGATTTTTTAAAAATTTTAAATTCTTTACGAGAAGATTGTGACTTTCCATTTCCTGTAACATCAGGATATAGATGTGAAGAACACCCAATAGAATTAATGAAATCTAAAGGGCCAGGCGCACATACAACAGGCAAGGCAATTGATATAGGAGTTAGCGGAGCTAAAGCTTTAACAGTAATAAAAAAAGCATTAGAGCATGGTATACATCGTATAGGTGTAAATCAAAAAGGAACAGGAAGATTTATTCATTTAGATATGGCAGAGGATTATCCATCTCCTGCTATTTGGTCGTATTAGAGGGAATATAAATGGCTAGAAAAAAGTCCAGAAAAAAAGCACAGTTTGGTGGTTTGTCGGCTGCGGCAATAAAACGAGCGCAAGAACAGGCAAAACAGGCGGCTAAGAAGCCTACGCCAAAACCTACTACTACAACAAAACCTACACCTGGTTTTACTGGAACTAGAGGAACTTTTACGCCTCCAACTTTTACTCCTACTGCTCCAGTACAACCGCCTGTTAGACCACCTGTAGTACAACCGCCTATAACTAAACCAGTGGATACTGGAATTTTTGGTACAAAGGAAAAAGTTTATCCTCCAACACAATCAACTGTTTCAGTTAGAAAACCGCCTGTCAAGTCTACTCTTCAATCTACTGTTTCAAATGTCTTAGAAACTCCACCTCCTGTAAAGCCTAAACCTACAAAACCACAACCAACACCTGAAGTTCCAGATGAAACTGGTGGGGTATTACGTCCAAAACCTACGCCTACTATGTCTACGTCTACACCTGTGGCAACAACAACTGACAGAGGTGATAGAATACCACCTAGAACACCTATTGCAAAACAACCTATTCCGGCACAATATAAAAACCTAGCAAAAATGCATTATCAAACGCCTGACTCAACACGTACTATGGCTCCTAACCAAGCTGAAGTAGTAAGAAGGGCGGAGCAAGAACAAGTACGTTTAGTACAAGCAGGTGAATATGATAAGGCACAGGAGATTGCTGTAAAAATAGGACAGCTTTCAAACGCTCAGAATATGGCAAGAGGTGAAGCAGTTAGAAACTTTGGAGTAGATTCTGCTACGCATGGTTATCAAGCACCTTATAGACAAGCTAAAGTTGATGAAACTAATGTAGGTTTTGGTGGTCTTGAACAATATATAGATATGAGTGGTATTGATAAACTACCTAGTTATAAAGGTACTTGGGGCAAAACAAATCCTCAACAAAACGTAGACCTTCAAAACGCTTGGTTTACAAAAGATCCTTCAAATTTAGAAGGGCCAGTATTGGCAGCATATAACCAACTATATGAACAAGAATATGGTTCAGGAAAACCTCCTGTTGGTGGAATAGATGTTGGTGGTGTTAGACCAGCACCTCAACCACCACAAAATATAGAAACAGGACAAAGAAGAGAACCGCCAAAAAAGGATATTGATGATTGGGGTGGTTATAGAGAGAAAGAACAAGCACAACAATCGGCTCAACAACCAAATACATTCACACATACATTTGATGTTTTAGGTCAGCAAGTTAATATGACAGGTGTAGTTGATCCTGATACTGGGAATAGATATGTTAGGTTTGGTAATAGTCCACAACTAACACCTTGGGCTGGTACTGATGAAAAGTGGAATGAATATATGGGAACAAGCAGTACTTTTGATGAAACACCAAATTTAGATATTCCAAATCAAAATCCAGAAAATACAACGCTTCCCTCCTGGCAACAAGGGCCGTTTGGTCCTACAGGTTTAAGACGAGTAGATCCTTCTCAATCACAATGGGGTGGTGCAGGTCGTCCAGTAAATATACAAGGTGTTGAAGGTGATAAAGGTTTTGGCCCTAGAATTCCTGCACAACGTCCTATGTATAAGCTACCTGAAAGAATGGAAGCTGTTGGTGTAAATACAAAAGGTGTTCCTACAGGTCAGGGAGCATTAGATATTTTACAAACAGCAGGGCGTGGAATTGGAACTCCTGATATAAAACCTAGACTATGGCATGGTGCAATGCGTCAAAATGCTGCACTTGCTCCTCAAGTTACTGATCGTGGTTTTGCAACCTTTGAAGGTGATATAGTTACGGATAGACCTGAAGTAAGAGCAGCTAAACAAGCGTTAAGTCAAGGAGCTATTAGTCCTACAGATGTACGTCAAGCAGGGCTTGCTCCAGATATGGGACAAGGAACTGCGGCTTCTCGTGATGAAGCGCAAGAACAAGCAGCTTTAACAGATCAAGCAGATATTATTTTTGATGAAGACCTAAGATCTCAGATTGATCCAGTTACAGGTCAAACAACGACTTTATCAGCAACACCTGATGCAGAAATAAAACAAAGAAGAATTATGGTAGGTGGGGTTGATGCTAATGTTGATGTAGGTGCTACTGGCGATGCAGCAGAAATTATTAAAACAGCTGGTTATGAAGCTGCTCAAGCAAGAACTTTTAAAGGTGAAGCTGCTAAAGGTGCAGCAGCTAATATGGTTGCACAGGTTAGTGATTTACCTTCAGCAATTTCAACAGCCATTGTAGAAGATCCGGCTGAAGTTGAAGCACAGATAGATACACAACCAGTAGAAGTACAAGCGGCAATAGCAGCATTACCTACTGAAGCATTAGTATCTTCTCAGATGGAAAACTTATTGGCAGGTATTGATCAAGGAGAAGTACCCCTTTGGGCTAGACCAGCTGTAGATCTTGTTGAAAGTAATTTAGCTCAAAGAGGTTTAAATGTTTCTTCTGTTGGTAGAGATGCTTTATTTAATTCAATTATACAAAGTGCTATGCCGATTGCTCAGTCTAATGCACAAGCACTACAAACTAGAGCAGCACAAAATCTTTCAAATGAGCAACAAGCTAACCTTGCGGAAGTAACAGCAGATATGCAAGTACGGATGGCTAATCTTTCTAATCAGCAAACGGCTGAATCACAGACGGCTCAAATGGCTCAAAGCATGGCAACATTGCAAAGCCAGTTTACTCAACAAGCTACATTGACTTCTGCTGAACAACAACAACAAACTGCACTTAGTAATCTTCAGAATCGTCAACAAGCCGCTGTTATTCAATCTCAAAACCAACAAGCAATTAATGCTCAAGAATTAGGGAACGAACAACAAGTTGAACTAGCCAATCTTCAGTTAGAAAGTGCAACAGAGCGTGAAAATATCTCAGCACAAAACCAAGAACGTTTAACAGAAATGCAAGTAGCTGCGGATTTTATTGCTAAGAATGCTGGTTTTAAACAACAAATGGAAGTTGCTAATCTTTCTAATGAACAACAAATGAGATTAGCAAACTTAACAGCATTAAATCAAGCTAGTTCAGAAAATTTAAATGCAGAACAACAGGTAGAACTTGCAAATTTAAATAAAACAATGCAAGTAAATAATACTTCTGCACAAATTGCACAACAAATGAATCTAGCGCAGCTTAATGTAGATCAACAACGTGCTGTTCAAAATGCTGCCACTGTTGCAAATATGGATTTAAATAAATTTAATATGAAACAACAAGTTGAATTAGCAAATAGTAAATTTATGCAGACGGCTACATTAGCAGATTTTAATGCAGAACAACAAATGGCTATGCAAAATGCAACTTCTCTTGCAAGTATGGATATGGCTACATTAGATGCTAATACTAAATTACAAGCACAGAATGCCCAAGCATTTTTACAAATGGACATGGCTGGTTTAAATAATGAACAACAAGCTAGTATGTTACGTAGTCAAAACGATCAACAATTATTGCTTTCAAACCAAGCAGCTGCAAATGCTTCATTACAATTTAATGCTGCAAGTGAAAATCAAGTTAATCAATATATGACACAACTTGCACAACAAATTAATGTGACTAATGCTCAATCACGTAATCAAATGCGTCAATTTAATGAACAGTTAGTTGAGCAACGAGATGCTAGATTATCTGGAAACAATATACAAGTTGCACTTGCTGATGCAGAAATGGAAAAACAAATAGCTATTTTTAATCAACAACGAGATGATCAACGCTATCAGTTTAATACACAAAATCAAATACAAATTGAACAAGCATATCTTACGTATTTACGTAATGCATCAATGGCTAATACTGCGGCACAAAATGAAGCAAATAGAATTAATGTACAAAATTCATTTGCAATGACAGCCGCAGAACAAGCTAATATGTATCAACAGTTACGTGATGAAGCAGCTTATATAAGACAATCATATGAAAATGATGCAACAAGATTATCACAGTTATATATTGCTGCAATAGGTAATGAATCAGCGGCAGGTGATAAAGGTAAAAATATGGTGAGTAGCATGATGACATCTGTAAATACAGTTCTTGGTATATCTAATGCTGCTCCGGGTTCTAGTGTATCAGTACCTCCAGGTGGATGGGGTAGTTTAGGAATTTAAATTAGTAGGAGAAACAAATGGGATTTTTTAGTAAAGTATGGAAAGGAATCAGAACCAGTTTTATAGGTAAAGCTGTAGGTAGTGTTGTTAAAAGATTTGGAAAGTTTATGGATAAAATTGGAATAGTTGGTCAAGCTGCTATGGCATTAATGTTACCAGGGGTCGGGGAATTAATGGGCATGTTATCTAACGCTATGGTAAACTATAGTGGTTTTGCTTCATCTATTGTTCAAGGCGCAGGTAAATTTTTACAAGTAGCTACTAATATTGGCTCAAAAATGATGAAGCCTTTTAAAACTTTAACTAAAGGTGTTACGGATGTATTAAAAAATACACTAGGTGGAGTTGCAGAAGCTTTAAATATTGATGGAGCTTTAAATAAACTTACAGGTAGAATGCCTGATCCGCTAACTGGTGCAGCACATCCTAAAGCTTTTAATTTTGAAAAATATGCATTTGGTAAAGGTAAATTAACTGGAGACATTCACAAAATGTTCGCAGGTATAAAACATGATTTTGTGGGTAAAACAGGTTTAATAGGAGATAAAGGTTTATTTACTAGTGATACTTTTACAGCTACATATGGTGAACGAAAAGCACAAGAAGCTGCAATGCAAAAAGCGATTACTCAAGGATTAGAAGGTGTAGTAGATAAAGGAGTGACACAATTTAAAACTCCTGATATATCAGAAGCAATGAAAATACCAGGCGGCCCTGACTTAACGGTAAAAAATCTTGAAGGAAAGTTTGCTGATATAGGTTTAAAAGATTTAAATATTTCAGCCGAACAGTTTGACGCAGGACAATCATTTATAGATAATATGGCTGCTCAATCTGGAGGTACACAAGGGTTAATGAAAGACTTTACTTTAAATAAAATGGAAGCAGATGGTTTCTTTGATAAGACATATGATATGGCTGATATGGATAACCTGCTTCCTAAAACTGTAGAGATGCCTGACGTAAAAAGCTATGACTCTTTATTAGATGCAACAAGAGATGTAACAGATGTAAATACCATAGGCGAAAGAGCTATGGATACTCTTAATTTGGACGCAGCCCCATCAGCTACAGCAAGTAGTTTAATGGGAGAAAAGCAACCCGGTTTCTTTAAAAGTGTTACGGATTATGCAGGTACTGCGATAGGAGAAGTAACAGATACGATTAAAGATCCTTCAAAGTTTGGTTCATATTTAGTTGGTAAAGGTGATGAATTTGTAAGTATGGCAGTAGGAAGTGCAGCTAGTGGTCTTATGAATAAAGCTATTTATGGTGATCCTGAAGTGGGTAATGCCTATAGCAGTAGTGTAGTATTACCACAACTTCCTTTAGCTGAATCATTTGGTGCGGTTCAAAATACAACTGCAAGTGCAGCAGATTATTTATATAATATACAACAAGGAAATAATTACGGTGCTAATTCTATTTGGTATGATTGGCAACAGTGGGCAGAAGATTTCAGAGCTAGTCCAGCTTACCAACAAAATGTAGCAGGTGTTTCACAATGAACCCAGAAATAGCAGAAATTAATCAAAAAGGATTGTTCCCTGTTCCGGGTCATTCTTTAACTAATTCCCCTGAAAATCCATATCCGTTTGAAGGGCCGCCTGAATTTACAGACGTTCATACGGCAATACGATTTATGTGGGGTAATTTAATTGAAGATGATGGTTATACTGAAGTTATTAAAATGATTGATAACGAAGTACCTTTAATGAATATTGTTAAAAGTATTTTATTTGTTGGTTTTAATGAAGGCAAATGGGACCCTAATTTAATGATGTTATTAACAGAACCTTTAATGTATATGCTTCTTGCTTTAGCGGAAAGAGCAGGTATTGATCCTGTTTTTGAAGATGAGAACGATGAAATATTAGAAGATTATGAAGAAAAAACTAAAGGTATGGATTTTAAACAACGGATAGAACTATCTAAACTAGATAACATCGAAGAGAAAATAAAGAACCCACCAGCAGGTGCTGTTCCTTCAGATGTTTTAGAAGATATTAAAGAAATTCCAAAAGAAAAAATACAAAGTCTTTTAGACGAACCTAAAAGTTTAATGAGTAAATGAGGATATTTAAATGGCTATAGATAAGTCGCTACCTGCACATGAACAAGCTCCACAAATTTTATCTAATGTTCGTTCTTATCAACGAGAACAGGAAGCAGCAGCACGAAGGCGTGAAAAGAAAGCAGCAAACAAACAAGCCGCTGCGGAAGCTTTAGGTTTTTTATTTAGAGCAGGAACGGATGTTGGTTTAGAACAACGTACAGCCGAATGGCAAGCTAATGAAGCGTATCTGGCAAATACACAATTAAAAGATAATGCATTAGCTAGAGCTACAACACAAGTAGAAAACGCTAAATTAGCTGAAGCACATAAAGGTGGCGCAAGAGAATGGTATAAAGATCATTATACTACAGAATATTTTGTACCAGCAATTACAAGATTAGTGGGTACTGGTTATGATTCAACTGAAATTTTAAATGCAGCCAGAGATCTTGCTGATGAAAATTTTGAAGCATTGTATAACAAAGATATTAGATTAACTGAAGAAGCACAGAAACTTATTGCAGGTACAGGTGCAAATAGTGAAATATTTAATGCTAACTGGAAACGTGCAACAAAAGAAAACAGAGCAATGGCTATTAGACGGCTTGGTGAAGTAGGAAGATGGTTAAATTTTAGAGGTGAACCAGTTGATCCTGCTCATATTATTAAAGCAGATAGAGCAATAAGTGCAATGACAGGAAGATATACAAATTATAATAAACTTTATGATGAGCATTTAATAAAAGGTAATAGTCCACAACTTGCTCTTACATTACAGAAGTTTATGAAAAGACAATATGGAGATAATTTGGAAGCTTTACCAACATTACCATTAGATGAAGAAATTGTTTGGAAACCAGATGACTTAGGTGTTGATAGACCTATAGTAATAACTAAAGATCCGATTAGTAAGCAAACTGTGGATATTGCAGTATTTGGTGGTGATGATAATTCTATTGGTTTTGGAACAGATTTAACTCCTAGTAGTGACAAATTAAAAGACCAGAGAACTGCTGCTAGAGGATGGTTTCATAGTGAATCTATTTCAAAGCATGATAGACAAAAATTTTACGAACATACAAAAGAAAAATTAAAACCTTATGAAAATAATCAAACATTAGAAAAGAAAAAAAGCGATGATTTAGATGCACATCATTATGGTATACTTGCATTACTTGATCGTGCAAATAGAAAAACTTATGGTATGCAAACTGCTGACGCACAAAAAATTGCTGCTAGACAACATACATTAGCTTTTCTTATGGATGATCCAAAGAAACTTACTGTAGCGGAAAGGTCAAAGATATTTGGATGGTCATGGACTAGTGATGAAGATTTAAAAGAAATACACACTACTGCAAATTTAATTAATGGGCAGTATGATAATCCTATTTTGTTTAAGGCAGCAACCGAAGATTTAGGTATAGATTTAAATTCTAAACAACAAGAAATACTTAGTAGAAAACTGGATGTTTTTGCATCAAAATTTAAAAATAATTCTCCTATGTATCAACAAAGAGTATTAAGTTTTATAGCAAGTAATCCTAAATTATTTGGACATACAAACTATCTTAAAATATTAAGGAGTATAGCATCCCCTACTGAACGCCAGCAACATACTTATTTAGGAGAAACAATTGACTACTAGAGTTCCAGACAAATGGGAACCTGTTCGTATTTCAGATATTAAAAGAGCAGGGCAATCAAATATACCTGAGTATGGTTTTGATCATGGTACAGGAGTTCCACATGATCAAAGAACTAAAAATTATGTTGCGCCAACTGATCCTGCTCAAGCTGATGACCTTTATACGGTAACAGATTTTGAAAATAATCCTCGTAATATAGAACGAATGGATTTACTTTCAGAATATTTTAAAGATAAAAAACATTTGTGGGATTTTGGTGCGTGGGGTGGTAATGATGATATATCTGAATTCATGCGAGACAGAGTTATAAGATTATCTACTCTTTATTCAGATGCTAAGATTTTAGAGGATGCACCTTCAAATATTAAATCTGCTTACATGGATTTAAAAGAAGATTTTGATCGGGCTAATATAACAGGTGTTGGCGAACATGCAGAAATGGTTAAAGATTATGTAACCGATTTACTAGCTAGTCCTGAAATGGCAGCAACAGCTTTAGCAGCAGTTGGTTCATTGTTTACTGGTGGTACAACAGGTGGTGCTTTAACGGCAACATATGCCGCTGCAAGAGCCGCTGCACAACAAGCAGCTACAAAAGGATTAGCAGGGCGTTTGCCAGGATCTGAAATTGCTAAAAGAGGATTAGCAAAAGCTGTAGACGTTGCTAAAAAACCTGCAACTTTTGGTGCAGTTTATGGTTCAATCGAAGGTGGGGCTGCTCAAACATTACAACAAAAAGTTGAAATTGCTGCTGATGCTCGAACTGATTATAATTATAATCGTATTGCTTTAGATACAATAGCAGGAGGAACTATTGGTTATGGTTTAACAAAAGGTGCAGGTTGGGCTGGCGGTAAAATAAATGCCTGGTGGAATAAATCTGATTTAGAACAACAAGCAGAAGTTGAACAGTTTACTTTAGATTTAGATGAGCCTAATGAAAATATTGCGGCAGAAAGTTTAGCTGTTGCTTGGGATGCAGATTCTCAAATAGGTTTACCTTTAGAAGATGTAGGTGGAACTCAAGAAGCTTTAGATCTTGGAAAGCCTCGTATACGTCTTCCTGCACAAATGGGGCCAGAAATAAATGAAGCAACGCAAAAAGCATTTGATGAACTACAGGAACTAATTAACGATCCTAATGTTTCTGAAGCAGTCCTTCAAGATTCGCAAGCGTTTCAAGATTATATAGAAATAATTGGTGGTTCTCAGGAGCAACAAGATAAAATACTATCAGATCTTTTAGCTGCCGCTGGAAAGAAAACAGAAGGTAATAGATTAAATGCTATACGTTTTGCATTGGCAAGACCGTTTACAACCTTTATTTCTAAATTTGCTTTTGGAAAAGCTACAGCATTTTTAAGTCCGTACATGGATGTGTCGCCTCACGCAACTGTTCTTGCAAATCGAATTACAAAAGAATATCAAATCGGTTGGACTAAAGGACAAGAAATTGTTACTGAAGATTTAAGTGAAGCACAACATAAAATTTATGGTAATCTTGCATATGAATTTTTACGCATTAATGAAGATCTATTAGAGGTTCAAAAACGAGAATGGATTCCATCATTAAAATATACACATGAAGATGTAATGGGACTACCAGATCAAATAAATAATGAATTAATTTTAGCAATGCGTGGTCAACCCTCTAAAGGTAAAAGTTTTTCTAAAGAAGTAAATGTAGCCGCAGCCCGAATGAAATTATTATATAGTAATATCGGTGATCTACTAGAAGAAGCTAAACCAGACTTTAAAAAAATTCCTGATTATATTCCTAGAGAATGGAGTAGATCGGCAATTGAAAATAATAGAGAGGGTCTTGCTAAATTACTAGTTCGGGATGAACAAGCACCTGATATGAAGTCAGCTTATAAACTGGTTGAGGAGATGTTAGATATTCAAAATCATGCAACTCCGGCAGGTAATCAAGGTTCTTTCTTTTTAAATAAAAGATCTTTTAATGAATTAGAAAGTGATGCAGATTATCAAGAGTTTTTAAATTCAGATGTTAAGTTAGGATTTATGCGTTACATAGAAGGAGCATCAAATATTTTAGCGCAGAAAAGAATTTTAGGTGTAACAGATGCAAAATCATTTAATGATGTTTGGATTTCAAAAATAGAAGGAGACATGAGAAAGCAAGGTAGAAAGTTAAGTGATCGTGAAAAAGCTAGATTAATGGATCTATATAATGGATTAACTGGTACAGGATTATCGCCTTCAGGATTAGGTAGTGATGGTTATGGTTTAACAAATCGTTTAGCTTTATTAGGCTTTGCAACTCCTTCTAGTATAACTGAGATTTTTTTAAATCTTGGACAAATGAAATCCGACAAAGCGGTAAAAGGTTTTCGTGATGCCTTTAATACTAACTTTAAAAAAATGACAGATGATCAACATAAAGATCTTGTAGATAATTGGGGTTTGACACCGAAGGAAGCCTGGCTTGAATTACAACGATTTGGTCTTGATATGGAAGTTGCTCTTTCAACAATGACAGATAGATTAGCAGGGGAAGCTATAGGAAATCCTGAACTACAAAAAGTTAGTAATCAATTTTTTAGAGCAAATATGTTAGATCAATGGACTAGGTTTAATCAAGCGACAGCATTTATAAGTGGCAAGAATATGATCCTAGACTATGTAACAACAGTAGCTCAACATGGTGATGCACCTATTAGTAAGCATGTGCAAATTGCAAAAGATAGGCTTGCTGATTTAGGTATTGATTCTACTGAAGCAGTACGTTGGTTACAAGAAGGAAAAAATACAAAAAGCAATTGGTATGTTTCAAATATTTTAAATGGGGCTGCTCGTTATTCTAGAAATATTATTCTTGATGTTTCAAGATCAGCAGGTGTTAAACCTAGAGCAATGACTAGTGGTATTGGTGGTATATTTAAACAGACTACCCGACCTGTATTTGGTCAGTTAATGGGTTATCCAACAGCATTTACAAATACAATTTTAAAAGGTGCTGCAAAACAAATGATGCGAGACAGAGGTGAAGCAGCGGCAAGACTTATACCAACTGCATTATTACTAACAACGGTAGCTGGTTTTGCTAATTATGTCAGGGATCGTGGTGAAGGTTGGGAAGATAAAGAGCCTATAGATATGGCTATACAAGCTGCTGCAAGATGGGGTGGACAATCAGTTATCGGTGATGTTGCGATAAGAGGAATGAACTCTGCCATGTATTTAAATAATCCAATGGCTTTACCTGCTAGTATAGCTGGCCCGATTGGTACAGATATGTTACAACTTGCTGATGGAAAAGTTGCTACCATTGCTTCACAAAAAGTTCCATTATATAGTTTAGGTAAAACTATTTTTGGAGCAGAAGCAATGCGTAATTACAGAAGGGCTGCTAGAAAAATAGATTCAGAAATTTTTGGAGCTATTGTAGATGAATATCCATCAAACGAACATCGAAGATTTGCACCATAATAGGAGATTATGAATGTCAATAGTTGCACCAATAACTAAAGCGTTAGTTGCCGGAGGTACAGAAGTTGTAGAAGCTTTGTCATCTAAACTACATCAGAATACGCAAGAAATTTTTCCGTCATCTATTGCAGATGATACGGCTTCTGAAATGATTGATGTTGTTAAAACGGTAAATAAAAATAGAGGTATACAAGAAGACGTAACAGACAAACAGATAGACTATATGGAAAGAATTCATAGGCGTGAATTTAAACCACATTTACTTGATCGTGCTATTCCAAATAAAGATATGAAGGATGAACAACTAGCTCAACTAATAGCAGAAGCTACCGAACAAAAACAATTAAAAAATATAAGCGATGAAATAGATGAAGATGGAGAAATTTTTACAGAAATAAAAAGCTTATTAAGAAGTAAAGGAAAGCATTCAAAAATTTTAAATAATTTTAAATATATTGAAGAAGATCTTGGTGTTGAAATAGAAGATGATATGTTTCTTCCATTTATAAATGCACAATTAAATCGTCTGGACGGTTTTGATATGTTAACTGAAGAAGCTCAAAATTATTTTAGAAAGTCAGCATATCATTTATTAAAAAATCATCCGTTGACTAAAGGCTTTCGACAGGAATATCCGCAGCCTGATGTTACAGGAGTGCGGCAACAGATTCCAAAATATATTGATGATGAAACTGAAGATTGGTACGCAGCTTTAGAACAACAGTGGGCTGTAGATCCTGATAAGGCTTTACCCGAAGACATGAGATTAGCAGCACGAGAAGATTTTCTAGGTTCAAGCACCGTACTTGTTCCTGTTTATAGAAGTTCTTCTAGTGGTTGGTATCTTGGATGGGACCCTAGATTAAATTCACCAAATGAAATTGGATTGCATCTAGGAACAGCTGGACAAGCTTGGGCATTAATAGCAAAAAAACAAGTACAAGAATTAAAAGATGAGGGAACTTTTGTTACTAGAAAAATTAAAAGTAGGAAAGCCTGGGAAAGAGAAAATTATTATCATGGCGATTCTCAAATAGATGATGCACCTTTTGATTATCAACAAACAGATATGTGGGGTGATCCAAATATTTTAGATGATGAGAGATTACTTCTTTCTGGTAGGGAATATCAAACTGCAACTATTGATGAAGCAAATACACATGCCGAAGGATATGCTAGACTTAGAAATCCTGAAACTCCTGAAAAACCTCATCAAATTGTTAAGGGTTATATTCGTATTAGAAAACCTTTAATTTTTCCTTATAAAGAAAATGGAACATGGGAAGCTTTACCTATTTTGTCTTATGGTGATGGGATGCATAATTTTCATAAAAATATTGCAAGATCTTTAGGGCATAAAAACGTATCAGATTCTAGTCCTTTACCTTATAGTCCAGAACAAATGGAAAGACTTAAAGAATTACAAGCAAGAGCTAATAAAATTAACGAATATAAACAGTTATCTTATGAGAAATTTGGGATGCCGAAAGCTCCAAAAGATTCAGAATATGAAATGGCTGTTGATATGGCAAAACAAATGGGGCTACCATTACCTCCGAAACCTGACAAAGTTTCACCAAAATTTAAACCAGAACTACTACCAAAAACTTTTAAGAAACAACAGAAAATATTAGATCCGTCACGAGATGTAGATGAAGATACTATTGCTAATGAACTGGCAATGTGGAGGGCTGGTTTATCAGAAAAAGATGAAGCAATAATAAGCAGATTAGATGCTGGTCAAGCTATGGCTATTGATGGTGTATCTCCCGAAGGAAAATTTAAAGATAGATTATTAGTAGACATGGCTGAATGGCAATTAAATCTTGATTTTCAAAGATGGTTAAGTTCATTTGGTTTTGATGGTATAAAATATATTAATGATGTTGAGCCTAGCTTTGATGTAGATACAGATCATTTATATAATTTTGAAGAAGTTAAAAAACAATTTAAACCTTTTCCAGAAGAAGAAGCTTATATTGAAACATCTATTGAAGGTAAAGATAGGCATTGGTCTTATATTGTTTTTAGACCTCAACAGTTTAAAGCAGAGAATGCACTTAAATATGATGTAGAAGATGCTAGGTTTGGTATGAATCAAGGGGGAAGAGTTATGGCAGCAAAAGGATGGTTTAATTTATTACGTCCACAAAAAGAACCTGCAATGTGGTTACGTGAAATTAAACGTGGAGACACACTTAGTCAAATTGCTCAAGAGTTTGGTAGAAGTGTAGAAGAAATTGCAGAATTAAATAGGATAAAAGATATTAATAAGATTCGTGCAGGTGATAAAATATATATACCACGACAAAAAGTACAACCGCAGCAAGAAAAAATTACAAGAGTAGATAGACCAGTGCAGTCTATTCGTAAGCCGCCAACACAACGAAGAACAACACAAAATATTCTAACTAATATTGAAGAGCAAGCCAGGAAAAATATTGCTGCGGCAAAAGAACGAGAGAAACAAGTTTTAAAGCAAATAGAACAACGAAGACAACAACAAAAGAAAAGTAATATAATTGTAAGAGAACCTGTGCCATTAACAGATACTTCAGCACTTAAAGGTGCTGTTCAATCATTCTTTAATAGTGGTAAAAAAGAAAAAGATGAAAAGAAATTAGTAGAAGATATACAAGCAATACATAGTGCAGAAATACAAAATAAACCTGTAAATCAAACAAGATCTAACTTAGCTAATTATTTATTTGGTAATAAAAAATTGTTAACTAATGAAGATTATAATGATGAAACTATTGAAGGTGTAAGATTAGCTGCTATGAAAGTAATGAATAATAAGAATAGACCTCAAAGTCTTATAGATACAATTACGTATGAAGATTACCAAGATGGTGATAATTTAAGAGGGCTGGTTACTTATCAATCTAAAGTTGGAAGAGATAAAGGTTTTATATCAAAACTTTTAGGTGGGAAAGGTTCATTAACTGGTTCACAACAAGCTGGTACATCTATAGGTGGAGGTAGTTTAATCCATGAAAAAGATGGTAATACATATTTAACAGATATATATGATTATAACCCAAAACCAATGCCAGAATCTTTTAATATAACAGACGGTGGTGTACTTTATGATTGGGTTAGATGGGGTTTAGGAAAAGCAAATAAACATCTACCAGTTAATAGATTTAAAACACGCCTTAATTTAGGGCCAACAGAAAATTTAAGAAGCGGTGGTGGTCGCAGTATAGTTGTAGGTAGAGGCGATACAATGGGAAGTATTGCTAAAAAGTATAATACGACCGTTAAAAATTTAATGGCTGTAAATGATATTGAAAATGCCAACCGTATTAAAATAGGCGATGTTTTAAATATCGGTTAGTTTTATCACGCTCATATAACCACAATATAAAAAACAATGCGATGAGAGAAGGTTGAAGTATGATAAAGATGATTACATTGGCAAGCATGTACCCCCAACCAGTAATGTCTCCGATAACTTCTAGGGTATATACACCCCAATCAAAAATAGATTTAATCATAGTAACTCCTTTATGAATGATATATATTTAATTAAATGGCAAGATGCCGCTGGTGGTTCTAATCTAGGTTGGCGAGATCTAAAAGATCTTAAAGAACTTAGAACTGCTACCGTTATTTCGTGCGGTATAATATTAGAAGATACTGAAGAATTCATAATAGTCTGTCCTCACATAATTATAGATGATAATAAAAATATTACTGAAGGCGATGCCGAATTAGTAATACCTAGATCCTGGATAACAGAAATGAAATGCATAGGAGAATTTTAAATGGAAATAGATAAAGCTAAAATTAAAAGAGAAATCATTTTCTTTTGGGACGATTACAAAATTACAATGCTTGCTAGTTGCGTAGCTTTTGTAGCCGGAGCCTTAATATTTTAAAATATTGGGCGTGTTTGTTGCGGCAATCTCTGATTCAATTTCATTATGTATTTTATCAATACGCTGTTTTGTTTTTCGTATTGCTGTTTTTATTATGTATTGATCGCCTTTATCCCTAAAGACTTTTGAAATATCTTTAAAAGGTAACTCAGTCTTTTCAGAAACTAAGTTACCTTCACCATCAATTAATAATCTAAAACCTATAATGGTTCCCTCATTATATTTCACATGAGTTCCCTACACAGGCTAGTGTCTGTGATCCTTCCGTAGCATCTGTTTCTTCTTTAATATCCCAATTAAATTCTTTTGGAAAATCTTTGATTAATTTATTATATTCTTCTTTTGTAATCTGTTCATACGGAGCTTGTTCATATGTATGATCACTATAGGGAAGAAATGAAATGCCAGATACAGAATCAAAGTTATTATAAATCCAATCGCCAATAGCAAGGAACTCATTATCCCGATAATAAACTGTAATACTTGGTTTGTGTTCACACCAATGCTCCTGATATGCTGCCCATAATTGTAATTGTTCCATTCCAGTTTGATCTGAAGCAAAGACTGCTTTAGTAGGAGCCTTTTGCGGAAAGCTAAAAATTTTAGTAGTCGGTGAATTGTTATCAATTTCTGAAGGAACACCTGCTTCTTCTAAGACTACACATAATGGGTCCCTGGAATCAGCCCTAACTCTTCGTATATAATATGGTGCGTATCTTCCATGTATTCCACTGGCACTATCAACTAATTGGGAAACTGTTCCCGATGGTTTAACACAAGTAATAGCAGCAGACTGATTAATACCAAGTGTTTCAGCCCATATTTTATTTGTTGTAATTGCTTCATCACGTAACCATTGTAATACTGTAGGTAAGTTTTTATTATTTAAAGTCATTAAAGGATTATCTAATATACCAGTAAGTGATACACCAAGCAATGCTTCTTCGGCTGTATTATCTGCCCAACTTTTACGAAGGTATCTAAAATCTGTAAGTGTTGCTTGAAATGTACCAAGTATAGTAGCACATTTAACTTTTTGTTTTAAAGTTTCTAATGTATCATTAGGTCTTACTACAACTTCTGTTAGGTTACAAAATTGATTTGGTTTCAAAATTATTTCCGAACATGGATTACAGCCGAACTCTTGTTCGGGATCTCTACGCCCATTCCTGGCCGCTTGTTTTTGACTTGCTACTCTATTAAAGATACCACGCTCACCAGATCTACTTTCATATAAACTACTCCATTCATTTAAGAAAGCTTCAAAGTCTGGCTTCTCAGTATAACAAGCTGAGTTGTTAGACAAAGCACGTTGAGGTTCATCAACCCACCATTGACCATGCTTGGCTCTACGTATTCTATCGTCTGTAAGATTACTTAAAGATATTAAAGCGGATCTACGTACACCACCTACTACAACTATTTGTGCAATTTTGCAGCAAAGATCGTGGCATTCAAGGCTTGTAAGCTTTCTTCCAGCTGCTGCTTTAAAAATTCCCACTGTGAAATTGAAAAGGTCGATAAGAGGTTCTGGACCACTGGCACGACCACCGAAAGTTTTAAGTGGGGAACCCGAAGGTCTAACTCTACTTGCATCCCATTTGGGTAACTGGCCTGAATACAACAACGATACCAATTCCCTATACGATTTCGCCCATCCAATTTTTGAATCTGCGATGTGAATAACGGTGTCTGTTTCATGGAAATCCTCTGCTACTGTTGGAAGATTAGAGATATATTGACGTTCAACACTAAAGCCAACGCCTGTGCCACACATAAGAATGTACATCATTTCATCGAAAGCTCTAGGGCTATCTATGACAATATAACTACAGTTAAACCCTGCTACGTTGTCACGATCTAAAGCTTCACCAGCCGTCATTAAAGCCCTCATGCTAGGCATTACATCCATATTATAAATTGCATCATATAATTCATCATATGGTATATCATTAAACTTATGATTAAATTTTTCTTTCCAGAAATCTATATAACGCTGAACAGTTTCTGCCCAGGTTTCTCTTCTATTTAGATCTTCCATATATCGAGCATATCTACTCTTATGAATGTATTGTTGGTACGGTTTAATCTCCATTAATTCTCCTCAATATTATTAATATCGTTAATGTTTAATTTATACTTGCTGCGTTTTTTTGGTGCTTTAAATTTACCTTCTGCAAATTTATCGTGCGTTCTTCTTTTTTTATGTCGATTAAATTTATCAATACGCTCTTGTTTTCTATCACTCGTCATCAAAACTTCCTCGTTTTGTTACATCTATCCAATCGTCTGGTATACTATCTTCACTGAACCATCTAAATCCTTTAGATGATGCCCATTCACAATGGGATCTTTTAGTTCCATCTTTTCTTCTTGTTGCTTGAGGCATCGGAGCTTCTGGATTAGCAAATAAAAATACAAGTTCAGTATCTTCCGGCAATGCTTTAGCAATCCATACATATTTATTGTATTCATTATGATCCCAAAATCTTCCTTTTGCTTCTAAGAAAATAGTTTTATCACCTATTTGTTTTACAAAATCTGGTTGATAATTATGCTCAACAACATAAGGAACTTTCTCAGTATGAAAAGTCCATTGATTAAAGATTCCAGTATGTAATTCATACTCCCAATTAGAATCATAACCTGAAATTAAATTCTTTTCTATGGGACGTTTGACTCTTTTCTTTCTCAAGCCACTTTTTATTTTAGCTTTCAATGAAGAGTACCTTTATGTTCCATAAAATATTCATCTAATTTTTCCTTTATATCCATATATAATTGTTCACTAAAAGGTTTACCAGCTGTTATGTACCCTGCACAAATTAAAATAAGAACTTCTAATTCTGGAAGTTCCTCTCCTTTTGTTTCCATTGTTGATCTTCCTGTTTTAACTCGTTTAATGAAAGACTATTAATATCTCTATTAGGATCACGTTTAAGTAATCTTTTAAGTTTATTTTTAATCCAACGTGGTGTGTACGCTGTTAACCATAATTGTTTATTAGCGTAAAGATGTGTTTGTTTTGGAAGATAATTACGGTAATTATCCATAGTTATTTTAGCAGCTTCTGTTTCATTAAGCAAACTTTTTAACCACTCTATAAATAATTCATTTGATCTTTCTGTAATTTCTTTACTTCTTTTTTGATTCATTATACTATCTCTTCAACTCTAGGTTCAACTACAACTTTAGTTAAATATTCTAAACGGTTTGCGTATTTAAATGTTCGTAAACCTCTACCATTATTATAGTTTTGAAAACATTCATACTTATAAGGACAATAAGTACAGTTTCTATGTATTTTCATATTACCTTTCTTACCTTCAGCTACTGGACGATAACAAAGATTAGGTATCTCAGTTGAATCTAGTGCTTCTGTTACAGTAGATAGTAAATTATTTATATTAGGCTTAGATAAATCATCAGGCTTATGTAAACAAATATCACCGCCTTCTTTATTTATAACTAAGAATCCACCTTTACGTGTGTCTTCGGCTTTTTCATACGCAGCCAACTGCGGTATATACCCAAATGGATCATCATCATGTAGGTTTCCATTTTTAAATTTACTAAATGCATACTTAGATGCAGTCTTAATATCAACAACTTCCCCATCAATTTTGCAATCCATGTGTCCTTTGATTCCATTTAACTCTACTTCCTTTTGTTCATCAGTTACTGTATGACCTGCTGCACGTACAAGCATTAACACAATCTCTTCAAGTATATGTCCATAAAGAAATTTAACCTGGGTTGCTGCACTATGTCTAGCATTTTTCATTGGTTTATTTTTTTCAAACCATAATTGTCGTGCAGGTTTACCAATGTTAGACATACGTAAACTAAAATTTGTATCACGTTCAGAAGGATTTGACCATTCAAGTATACTTGTTTTTATACGTGATAAAGTAAGATCTAAATCTTTTTCAGTTATGTTTAAAGGTTTACCATCTGATAAATCTTCTAAACTTTTATTAATATCATCTACTAGTGTATTAAGACAAGTCATTTGTTTCTATGCTCCGTAAATTTTAAATCTCTAGTTTGTGGATTAAATTGTAAATGAACAATTCCTTTTTCTTTTTGTTCGGGAGTTCTAGTTGTTCCTTTTGAATAAGTTCTACCAGGCCATCTCTTATCCATACTCATAGTCTTAACATCTATAAGAACAAAATTATCGTTTGGCCTATCCCAAGCAATTAAATCAATTATACCATCACAACCACAATTTTTAAAGACATCATAGCCTTGATCCCATAACCAAGTAACTGCATAATATTCTGCAAAATCTCCTTTCCTACTATCTGACATTTCTTTAGTGAGTTTCAGCCCAATTTGACCCGACATTATATTCTCCTGTAAGTGGGCATCGTAATTCTAATGTAAGCCCAGCTTCTTTAATTGATTCAATACCTGCAATACCAACTGCATCTGCATCACATTCACGAACTTCGATTTGCCACTCATCATGTACGTTGCAAACAAAATGTGCATCTAATTTATTTTCCGTTATTTTATTATAAAGGATACTCATGGCTTCTTTCATTACTATAGCACCAGCACCTTGAAGTAAAGTATTAAGTGCTGCATGTTCAGAACGTATGTATAACTTACGACCATCTAATCCTTTGACATATCCTTTTGTTGAAGCTCTTGCAACTCTGTCTCTAAGATTTTTAAATGATGGGAGATTATCAAGGAAACGTCTTCTAAGTCTTTCGCCATCTTCTTTGTTTCCTCCAACCACTTGACCAAGTTTCGCATTCCCGGCTCCGTAGATGAGTGCATAGATGAATGTTTTACTCTGATCTCTTGATTCAAGCCCTGCAAGTTTTTGATTAGTTGTGTGTATGTCTCCATGCAATATTTCATTTGTGTATGCCTCATCATCCATATAGTGTGCAAGCATTCGTAGTTCTAAACCACTAGCATCTATACCCACTAGTTTATAACCTTCGGGAACTGTCCAACATTCTCGACACTCCTTACCGTAAGGTGATCTTACACTAGGACATTGAGCCATGTTAGGACTATTGTGTGTCATGCGTCCAGTAATAGTGCCGTTTGGATTAACAAAACCACGTACTCTATTATCATCATGTACTTCCTTAATCCAGGAAGTTAGTTGAGCAATACGCTTTTGTAATAATAAATACTCTGCAATAAGTTTTGCTTCTGGTATATCTTTTATTTTACTTAACGTACCTTCGTCAACTATTGGTTGACCAGTTGGAGTAAACTTCTTTGGTTCCCATCCAAAATCAATTAGGTATTCACCTATTTGTTTACGTGAACCTAAATTAAAAGGCTCCTCATTTATACGTGTAATAACACGCTTAACTGCTATATCATCATACTCTTCTTGAGTTAAACGACTTTTCTTTATACTACCTTGTATAGCTGCCATCTTAGATAATGCACCAGACTTAGTAAACGTAGCCTTTAAAACTGTCTTAACTTTTCTAGGTAAAAAAGTTTCATGTACTAAAGTTTCAACTTCATATAGTCGTTCAGATAATTCAGCAACTAACATTGTAGCTTTCTCAACATCTAATAAGAAACCATGTGATCTTTGATCAGTCATAATCTTAGACGCAGTATGTTCTAAACCAACAGCACGAGAACTAAAACCAGAGGATTCAATCTTTAATGTATTAAATACTTTCTGATTTAATAATGTATCATTCTCACAATACTTTAACATTTCTGGAGTAAATGTAGCAAACTCCTCAAACTCTATTTTTCTATGGCCGACACGATAACCCCAGCTTTCTAAGCTATGTCCACCTTCACGTACTGGATTAAATAATCTAGAAAGAACTAACGTATCTACAATCTTAGCATGTTTAGATAGATCTACATCCATTAATTTTTTTATAACTGGAATATCATATCCAATTATATTATGACCAACTAATTTATCTGCTGATTTTAAATACTGTACACCATCAACTAATCTATCAGGGCCATAAGATATGGCTTCATCAGTATCAGCATTTACAGTTGAAATACACCATATATTATTAGGATCAATACCATCTGTTTCTATATCAAATACTAATGTTTTCATAGTTCCACCTGGATTTCATTAACATCACCTAAGTCAACTTCTTCTAAACGTCCTGTATTATTATCATAATATAAGCTTGTTGCTAATCCAACATCACCTGTATATCTTGATTTCAATACACGAACTTTTGTAGTGCTAGATTCAATAGGGTCATCAGATTGTTGATTACGTTCTAAACTTATTACGCAATCAGACAGTTGGGCTATGGATTGACTACCACGCAAATGAGAAAGACCAGTAGCTATACCATTCTCATGCCCACGATTACCATCTATTCTACGTAGATGTGATACTAAGATTAATCCTGCACCTGTCTCTTCAACTAATGTTCTAAGTCTGTGCATAATATTATCTATAGTTCTACGCTCATCACCTTCAACTGAACAAGACACTAACATATGTAAATGATCTACAACTATCCATTTACAACCACAACCTACAATCATAAAACGTAACTTACTAAAGATACTATCTAAATCATTCATTCCAAAATGAGCATGAACCCATACACGATTTTTATTTTCACCGTCATATAGAATATTAAACATCTCATCTAATTGTTCAGCATCATATTCAGCACGTATACTATCAATATGTAATTTAGCATTGGCTTCAATAGAAAGTATGCCATCTATTGTTCTACGCCAATCTTCTTCTAAAGCTATGATACCTATATTGTCTCTTGTATTACGAACAAGCCAATGTTCTAACTCTCGTGTAACACTAGACTTACCAAGGCCAGTGCCACCTGTTAAGGTTACTAGCTCACCTTGACGTAAACCTTCTAATTTAGAATTTAAACCCTCCCAAGGATAAGGTACAGATTCTTTACGCTCACGTTTCTTATAGTTGTCACGTTGATCTGTTACATTTAATACCCCAGAAGGCGTATAAATTTTTGATGCCCACCATGCCGACACATATGCTTTATGTTGTCCAAGCTTTAACATCTCATTGGCATCTTTAAACTGCTCCGGCAATTGTAAGATCTTAGCCTTCGCAGGTTTTAATAAACGTGCAATTTTCTTAGCTGCTTCCCTTCCAACTTTATCATTATCAAAATTAATAACGATAGTATCATATGATTCCAGGAATTCTAAGTTATCTTTTACATCACGAACTGCACCTTCAGCACCGTTCTTAACTGAGACTACAGGCCATTGGCTACCCATCAGTTGATAGGCAGCCATAGCATCGCACTCTCCTTCTGTTATTGTAATGTATTTACCGCCATCTTGACAAAGTTGTTGACCGAATAAGCTAGTTCCTTTACTTGATCCACGCCAATAGAATTCTTTATTAGGTCTTCTTATCTTGGTAGCAACAACTTCGTTATTTATATACATCGGATAATGGTGTTCATAAATAGAACCATCTGAAGACAACACTGATTTTACTCCATATTTTTTTGCTGTCTCTATCGATATTCCACGATCCGTTAGTGCATTAAAGGAAGCTTCGGTAGAATTATTATTATTTATATTTCTCTGGTAGGTAGAGAAATCAGACACGTTTCCACCAGAAGCTTCAGAATAACTTTTAAAAAATGTACCACAACTAAAACATTTTGCTGATCCATTGTCGTTGATTGCAACAGGATCGCTGCCCCCACAAGAAGGGCAGGGTTGGTTTTGTTTTACAAATGACATTACTCATCCTCTTTTATTAGAGCCTTATCACTTAAATATTCTTGCATCTTTGTATGCATTGCGACTACTGCTGCTTGTGCTAGAGTAGTATCAATGTTAAGTTCATCTGCTTTTCGTTGAGCAACAGCAAGTATTTTAAATACCTGCTGTCCCTCTACACTTAACTTATTAACATCATACTTAGAATCTTCATAAGTATAAGTCATACTCATTACAATTCATCTCCATCATCATCTTCAATATCGAACTCAGCACCATCAGGCGAACCGTACTCAACTAAATCAATAACTTGCATCGCCTGGAAATCAAGCCCTTTATATAGCTGACCATTCCATGTGCTTTCCCATTCTTTATATTGAACTTTAACTTTAGATCCGTTACCTACAGATACATCAATAGGATTTTTAGAACGGTCTAACAGTTTAGGTGCTTGTCTTATCATACCTTCAGGGCCATTTACCTTACGCTTTATCATTAAAGCTGGGCCTTCATCCATCTCTTTAATAGAGAAGCCACGATTCCTAAAACTATCTGCAACCTCTGGTGTTACCACTAAGTTAACACTATACTCTGGTGTATACTTAGTGTTAGGTGTTGTTACAAAAGGCCAATAAGCAAATCCTTCAACTACTGCCATAATTATTTCTCCTATGCTTTCGCAAATAAAAAGTTAATATATTGTGGGATCATGTCCCTAACGTATTGTTCGGTGATTTGTTCACCGTCTTTCTTATGTTGGATAATAACCCAACTAATGAAATTTGTCAACACATTTTTGTTTGGTGTTGTTGTTCCCATTCCCATAACAAATGCCTGGCAAACATAATCTTCTACCATTTCTTCATTACTAGAAAATTCTGGATGTAACATGTTCATTCTTTATACTCACCTAAAAAATTATATGCACCTTGCAAGACTGTAAATTTACATATGTCTAACATAACATTAAACTCAGGTAGTTCTACATCAGATAATATTTTAAATTCTGATCCTGTATCTACAATCAAAAGAAAAGTTTGCTTACTATCTTCAACATCCGAACCTGGTACTTGTTTTAAAGCTGTATTTACTTTTTCTTTTAAAGTATTTTTCTTATTGCCAAAATCACCATAAATAATTGACATAAATTATATCCTTATTCTATAAATAAATATTTTAAAATACCTGTCAATAGTATAACACATGCTACACCATTAATCAACATAACAGCACGATCTTTCCAGAGAAAACCTACAACTGCCCATAGTATAGTAGCTATAAAACTTAAAATTAAATCTACTATTCTTAATTCTGGTATCTCAGTACTTCGTACTGTTACAGCTAGAATAAATATTACACTACCTATCCATTTTAAATACCAATCTAATGTACCTTTTGGTGTTGCACTTTTAGTGATACGATTACTATTTTTAATCTCCTCTGTTGTATAACTTTTTCCTTTGGGAGATTTTATTATTTTAATAGACATAATTTTCCTTTGCATAATCTGTAAATAAATACTTTGGATCTACATTCATACCTACTCTACCTATATCACTACGATCTGCATCGAAACAACATTGAATTGTAATATCATATGTGTCTTCATAGTATGGTTTAGCATATGTATGCATTTCACATGCTCTTAAAAGCAATTCAATTTGAGAAGAATTTAATTTTATAAATTCCAGGTTATGTCTTATCCATTGAGCCGCACGTTTACCATGTTGAGGATCTGTATCTTCATTAAGCCTACAACAATCATGTAAGTAAGCAAAATATTTAATAACTTTGAGATCCGCTTTATAATGTGCGCCAATATCTAAGCCAGCTTCATATACATTATGATAATGATTCAACCCATGTAAAGGTGATTGAAGTATTGGCTTTTCATTTATAAGTTTGTTTAATAATTTTTTCATTTATAAAATATATGATCTCCAATTTGTACGGTTTCTTGAAAAGCTGACATCCAATAAGGACTTACTTTTGTGGAATGATAATATAAAGCACCGCCTGTAATATCTTTATGGCTTTGTTCTATCACTACTTTAGAAACTATTTTAGCTGTTGTCCAGGCTTCTTCTTCATTCACATGTTCTAATAGTCCATCACAATAATAACTGAACTGGCATTTATATTTTATAATGCGGCCAGAACTGTCACGTTTTGCTTGTCTTGTTACATCACATAAAGTATCAGGAAACGAATTACTTTTAACACGATTCATTGCTACTAGACCGACAGCAATTTGTCCTAATAATTCCTGGTTTCGTGCTTCAAAATAAACTGTTTCAGCTAAACAATATTCTTCAGTATCTTGTGCCAATAATATAGTCGGACAAAATAATAAAAAACTAACCGTAATTAAATGAGTTTGTTTCCACAAGTTTATCCAAATACCATTTAGCTTTTTTAAGATCTTCAATACCATTTTTATACCTCCAACGATGCATATACTTTAGTACGTTTCCCTCAAGGTAATCTGCAAATCCATCTTCAAGTTGTTGTTCAATGTAATCAATAGCTTCTAGCCCACCTTTGTTATAATGAGGGGGATGATTAACAGGATCTTCTTCCGGGAACATTAGTTTGTCCATCATACTATCAGCTGGATGATATAAACTACCTGTTATAGTTTTAAATGTACTGTTTGTTATATCTTCTGCTTTCGTAACTGGTTTATTCATTAAACATTCCTCTGGTTTATCTGGCCCTTTAGCTTTTAAATTATCCCATTCTTCTGGTTTAGCATTATCAATACTCATAAAACTTTACTACTATAATCTAGTAAAGAAATATACCATACGCAACCAGCTACAATTATAATTCCCAATGCAAGTTTATTATGGAATTTCATAGGCTACTCCCAATATCCGTTCTGATATTTATCTGATATAAGGTCACGATCAACTGGCTCATCGTCTCCAGTTAAAGGTATATCAGCATCATTAAAAGACTTCTTTCGATCATACTTGGTTTTATCTTTAACAACTCTTGATCGAAACTCTGGTTTCATAACCATACTTTTAGCTGTATGTTTCATACTAATATCCTCTTATTATTTGTTCAATAGATTCTTGTACCTGGTTATCATTTATATAATGACATTCCCTGATACCACCTCTGGTTTCACACCACAAAGTACCTTGAATATCTGTTTGAATTTCTAATGGGGCATTGCTGCACCCCACTAGAAATAAAACAAAACTAAATCTCAGCATCAGCAACTCTCCGCATAATAGATTCAACTTCAAAAGAATCTAAACCTAAACGACTAAGATCAGCATGTAGTCCAGTATAATCTGGATCAGGTTGATAGTCAATATTGTATGCTACCATATCTTCTATAACTTCATTCATCGTCTTCTGCGTCACAATATTCATCTGGATCTCCCGGAAAAGTTAAAGTATAGCGATTGATACTACCATCAGAACAGGTTGATGGAACCATATTATATTCTTTTCTTAAAAAATTAAGAAGAGAATCTAATGCATCGTAATCTTTATCCCACCAACAACCACGCTCTACACCAAGAAGTGTATTAACCCAATCTAAAAGTTGGTACTCTTTCTTTAAAAGAGTAAGACCTTCATGCCCTAAGTTAACTCTGTACTTAAAGCTATCAGTTTCTGTTACTTTTTTTCTAGTCATTACTTATCTCCTCTAATCCAAGCTTCAACATTATTTATTCTATTTAAAATAGCAATTCGTATAGATTCTAAATGTTTAACTTTAGGGAGATATTTTCTGCGCCAACAATCTTTATTGGAGCGATCTCTCTTTTCCCATATAGCTAATAAAGAATTTATTTCTTCCTCTAATTCTTTAACTGCTTCTTTTAAAGTTGCGATTGGAGTGTCCATTATTTATCTCCTAAATTATCTGACTAACATCAATAATAATTTCCAGGATGTGTAACCCTACTTCAATAAGAAGCAGGGCTATCACAGTTTTTAAGTTGATCATGCGGCTAATAGCACGTTGTTAACAGCATCACGAACTTTAGCTGCACGTTGTACTTTTATTGCTGCAATGTTTTGCTTTGACTTTTCAGTTGTTGCATTAGCATGAGTACTCCAATCAGTAAGAGTATTGTATACAGCCCATTGATTCTTACCCATACGATTCTCATAATCTTTAGATTTTTGAACCATATAATTTAGATTTTGATTCTGCCGGGGAAGTTTATTTATTATACTTCTCCAATCGGTAGAACCAATTTCTCTTTTTACTTCATTGACTTGATTGGTAACACCTGATGCTGCTGCATACGTATCGAAAGCTACATCCGAATTAACAGGAGTATAATACATATCCCAAAACAACTCATGATTTTTCTGTGCTTCTGCATAAACATTACCAACTGCTTTAGCACCATCGGATATATTCAAACCTTTGGTATGCCTGGCTTTAAACATGGTTATCACACCAGTTAACCAGATATTATTATTATTACATGCTCTAAGGTTTTCACCGAAAGCAATCATAAAAGGAAATGTAGAATTAAAACTAGTAGTTAGCAACGCTGTTAATGTACTAACGTCACCATCGGGTGATCTAAACTGATGATCTGGAAAAGTATACCTAGCAAAAGTATTAGAACCGTTATGCGAACAGCTAATTTCTCTAGTCATAGTATTAGTTTTTAGATCACTCTCAAAAAACATTTTCTCAGTAGTAGTAATTGCTTCTTTCTGACATACTTTTTGATGGCGAGATCCATGATGACCTAACACTTCACTAGTATCAGTCCTAACAATGGCATATTTTCCAGTTGCTATAGATCTACCATTAAAATCTATCATGGTAGGTATAGAAACTGTATCAAAATCAGCGGCTCCGAAGCCCCCAGTTCCGGGGGCACTGTCAAAATTTACAATACTATTCATATTAATTATCCTCTACCTTTAGTGAAAGAACCAATAGTATTAACTGCCATGCTCATAAATCCAGCAAAACGACCCTTATGTCTACCAGGTTTTAAAAATTTAAAACATGGATTGAGTTTTGAAACTTCAATACCATTGTAATAAACCCTGGCATCATCTCTCTTTTTAACTGCAACAGGATCATCTTTAGGATAAAGACCACCATTCTTGCCATAATCACGATCTGCTGTTGTAATTATATATTCCATAATAATTTTCTCCAGTTATGATTGATTGATACCGCACCGTTAAACCTTTAAGGTTTATAAAACCTTCATAAACCAAAGGTTTTATAAACCTTAAAGGATATATAAACAATATTATAAATATTATTTATATGTTCCTTATAAATCTTTAAAGATATTATACAGTTCATTAGCAAATATTTCTGTGAAATAATACCAAAGAATTACGTAAATAATTGTAGTGTGCTTTAGAAACTTCAAAGCCATTCAACCATTTATGATCTTTGGTAGCTAACAAATTGCACCAGGTATTCCATAATGCTGCCGTTCCTTTTTCCTTGCAAAATGAAATGTACTTAATTGTTGTTTCGGTTTTACGGATGTCAGATTTTATTCCCTTCTTGATGGTAAAATCTTTGGTATTAATACCATAATATCTTTCATTATGGACATCAATACATCCGACTAATCCAGCTGTTAACTGACAAACAAACCCTGCTTTGACCGTATTAAAACCTGGAATCTGCATGAATAACTGCATCAATTTCAAAGCTTTGAAGTCCTCACTTAAATCAGATTCTATTATAGATAAATAAGAATCGTATAAGTAATCTTTATTTTTATTTAAATATTTATATCCGTTAACTTTCCAACCGAATAAATATTTGGACTTAGCTCCATGCTCAACTACATCATTTAATTGATGACCAATTAAACTCCACCGCTGCCGAATGGATAACAAGACCATTAACAAAACTAAAAATAAATGGTCGCTAGATTCTTTTGAAAACTTTTGAGTACCTTCAACAGAATAAATATCATACGACATAGCTATCTCCTAGTGAAATAAATGCGAGTATACTTACTGTACTTTCGTGGCTGACCTCTGGTAAAATGCCTCCAGTTTTTACCTGGTGGTAGCTTAGATTGGTCAAGGTGTTGACCTTTCAATACCATTTTGTAGCCGTCTTTATTTAAAAACTTTTTCAAGTTTTTAATAAACTCTTCACCTTCCTCATCATTCGGTACGTAACCAAACAAATAATTAAATGCCATTATTTTATCCCTCCCAAGATTGCTGCCATAACATCTACAGTCATGCCATTGCCTAACATTTTGTAGCGTTGAGAATTACTTACATGATTAGTGTAATTATCTGGAACAGTTTGTAATCTTTCACATTCTACTGGCGTTAATTTGCGATAGGTTACAACAACACTATCTTTGTCAACTGTCGTAAGACAATTAGTTTTGTCATCCGTTCTAACTTCTAATCGTGATTGGTTTGGTATACTAAGATCATAATCTTTTCGTACACCTTTTTCATCTAATCTACGATTAACAATACGACCACTTTTAAATACTAATTGTCTTCGGTGCTTCTCAAAATAAGATTTAAGATTACCACCTTTGAAGTAATTAGCATCAAGACAATGTGATTTGTTACGGTCAACCATACCATCTTCAATGATATCAGTAAGAACAATACCTTTATCTTTTGGCATATCAAATGATATATTAGTCCAGTAAAGTCTATGTCGATTCTGTGCGCTGACTAAATTACTATTAATAACGATAGGTTCAACACCTAACTGTTCGCTGATGACATCTTGAGATTGTTTTGCCATACGAACATTCTCAAGTATGTAATACTTGGGTTTCAATTCTTTGAGCAGTCTCACATATTCAAAGAATAGTTTGCTTCGGGGATCATCAAAGTTTAATTGCTTACCAGCAAAACTAAATCCTTGGCATGGTGAACCGCCAACCAACAGATCAATATCACCAACCTGATCCGCAGTAACCTGTTGGACATCACCTAACTGAATGGTGTGAGGAAAATTAACCTGGGTTACTTTGATTGCATATTTGTCTACTTCGCTTGCAAAGTACTTGGTAACAGGTATATCTGCTTTTTGCAAAGCTAACTGAGCACATGACATACCATCAAATAAACTTAATACATTCATAGACTAATCCTCATCATCAAAGTTAAAGTCCCAACACACATCACACAGATACATGCCGTTAACATTGCCCATTATCAGTTCTCTTTGGGATGGAGTCAAGTTAGGGAACACATCTTGAATTGGAAGACGATCATAAATATATGAACGTAGCTTCTCCAAGTTCACATCAAGACCATGAACGTGCTTACAATTATTGCATTGTGCTTTCACATATACATCTGACATGGCATCGCCTCCAGTAATTTAAAAGCTTTTTAAAACCCTTCAAAAAACGAAGGGTTTTAAAAAGCTTTTAATATTATAACATTTGATAACCTAAATACAAGTCCATGATTCGGACAGTATAGTAACCCAGGATCATTAAGGTTACGTTCAGTCCTGTTAATAGTACAATTAAATTGATTGTGAAATCGTCTTCATACTTCATTGAGTCGTACCTCCAGTAGTTTAATTGATTCATGTACTAACTTAAACAAATCCGAAAGCACTTGAATTTGTTTAGTATTAAGTTCTGATTTTTCATCAATCAACAGAACTAATTCATTTAAATGATTCACTTGCTCATCAACAGACATATCAGTCTCCTCATCAAAGAAAGTTTTTAAAGACCTTCATAAAACCGAAGGTCTTTAAAAACTTTCTTAAATCCAATTATTATCTAGTGCAAAGTTAATAAAAGTTAACAGACACATGATAAATAAAAATAAAGCAAACTCATCTTTAAGTAAATATTTCATATCAGTCTCCTGTTAAATTATATTCACCTAAAATTTCTTCAACATCATTACAACATTCGATGAATAAATCTTGCATCTCGTCCTCAGTCAAATTACGCCTGGATTTATTACTGTGTCTCGACCTATATAATAAGTTAGCGAGATCCGTATACAGTTCTACGTACTGTTCAGCTGATAACATAACTACCTCCGCATGCAATTATAATACAAATTGAAAATAAAAAAAAAGGGGCTTTCGCCCCTAGTATTTACTTCTTGGATTGTTGTTCCTGAAGTGCTATTACCATTTGAATTAGTTGATCTTTGGTAATATTATTCAAGTTCTTGGTAGGTTTAGCTTTGGCAGTTAACTGCTTGGGAGTTTTAGGCTTTCCAAAATCCTTTAGGATTTTTGCGGGAATTTCTTTGGCTGCCCTCCAAGTTTGAATTTGCCCATGAGTAACTGGCTTGGTTTTGTGGTTCTTGTAGATGATTGCAGTAAAAACTCTAGCATCTCTCCAAAAAGAATTAGAACCGTTGGTGTTGCCTTTAAGTTCTGAGAAATATCTACCAACACCTTTCATTTGGTCGTAGTTAGCTACATTTGCTGATGGTAGAGTGCTGTAATCAAATTGCTTCGCCATAGTCATTCTCCAAGTTGTTTTCGATTAAGAAGATTTTCTAATTTCTAAAACCTTCACAAAACGAAGGTTTTAGAAATTAGAAAATCTTCACCCCAGATCTTCTAAACCTGAAAGGTTTAGAAGATCTGACCCAGCGGAAATTGCAAGCTTTTAACAATGTTGCAGATTACTGAAAATATTGGAGATTTTAAAGAATTAACTACTAACTATTAACTATTTTTAAAAATCTTTAAAGTGTAAAGCACTTTAAAGATTTTTCAGCCCGGCAGAAGGTTTCAAATTCTTTGAAACCTTCTGCAATTTTGAAGATCTTTAAAATCCTGGAAGGATTTTAAAGATTTGGAATTTCCTGCCCTTCTTAGGTCTTAAAAATCCTTCCAGGATTTTAAAGACCTTTGAAGGGCAGGGCAGGATGCCACCCCACCGCCACTATATATATACTAATACATATACATTTTTACGGAAAATAGGTGTAAGGTAGTTTAAGCCGCAGCTTCAAAGGTCTTTAAAGGGGGGAGAGATAGATTTAGGTATATACCGGGGGGGTCTACATAGTCTATTATACACTTTTTTTTTAATTTTGTCAAGATAATTGTTGACAAAATTGTAAATCAGGTGTATACTATAGAATATGAAAAAAGAATTGACAGTTAAACAGAAAACTTTTCTTGACAGTCTTATAGAATGTGGAGGAAATGCAAAGCAAGCAGCTGCAATAGCAGGTTATGCGGAGGGATCGTATACATCTGTAGTCAAAAGCCTTAAAAAAGAGATACTAGATATATCAGAAGGGATACTGGCGCAGAACGCTCCCAAAGCAGCTTTAAAGCTTGTTAACATTATGGATAGTGATCAGCCTATACCACAGGCTAGTATCCGTTTACAGGCTGCACAGACGCTTCTAGACCGTGTTGGAATATCTAAAACAGATAAACTGAATTTAAATGTTGAAGGTAGTAATGGTATATTTATATTACCAGCCAAACAAGAAACAGTTATTGAAGGTGAATATGAAGAGGCGAACTAGCAGCACTATTCCTTTTGGATATAAACTTACTGAAGATAATTATTTAGAAGAAATACCAGAAGAACAAAAGGCATTAAATAAAATAATACCTTTAATTAAAACTAATTCTATTTCTTTGCGTGAAGGAGCTACATGGCTTGAATATGAAACAGGACGCTATCTTTCACATATGGGTTTAAAACAGATTGCAGCAAAATATGAATGATTGGGAGGTTAACCCAGATGCTTATCTTCGGGATTCTGAGTCGGGCGAATTATTACTCAAGGCTGACGGAACTCCGAAGAAAAAACCGGGTCGTCCAAAAGGTTCAAAAGGCAGAGGTTACAACTACCACTCAGAAACAAAAGCAAAGCTTGCAGCAAGACGGACAGTTAAAAACAAAGAAAAGAAATTAGCGCAGGTACGCACACAATTAAGAAAAAAGGAAGAGTCTTTAGAAAAGTCCAAAGCATCTTTACAGAAGATAGAAGGGACTGAAGCTAAAAAAGCAGGTAAGATTGTTGATAATCTTGATGACTTACCAGAATCTCTAAAGACGGTGGCTGAAGAGAATGTCATATTTAGTCCTAACGATGGGCCACAAACAGACTTTCTAGCTGCTTCCGAAACAGATGTTCTTTATGGTGGTGCGGCTGGAGGAGGCAAGTCCTATGCGATGTTAGTAGATCCACTACGTTTCGCACATCGGGCAGCGCATAGAGCCTTAATCCTGCGACGGTCTATGCCAGAGTTACGTGAGATTATTGACAAGTCACGAGAACTCTACCCGAAAGCCTTTCCCGGTTCTAAGTATAAAGAAGTGGAGAAGTTATGGAACTTCCCATCGGGAGCTAAAGTAGAATTTGGATTCTTAGAACGTGATGCAGATGTATACCGTTACCAAGGACAAGCATATAGTTGGATTGGTTTTGATGAGATTACACACTTACCAACTGAATTTTCTTGGAACTATTTAGCATCACGTTTACGTACAACAGATAGTAGTATAACACCATATATGCGTTGTACAGCCAACCCTGGTGGTATAGGCGCACATTGGGTAAAAAAACGTTATGTTTCTCCATATCCACCTAATGAATCATTTAGAGGTGAAGATGGTTTAACACGTAAGTTCATACCAGCTAGATTAATGGATAATCCTTATTTAGCGCAGGATGGTCGATATGAACAGATGCTTAAAGCGTTACCGCCAACTCAGCGTAAACAATTACTTGAAGGTGATTGGGACGTTGCAGAAGGTGCAGCATTTACAGAGTTTGACCGCAATTTACATATAGTTGAGCCTTTTGAAATTCCTATTCATTGGGAACGTATTAAAGGTATTGACTATGGTTATGCAAGCGAATCAGCTTGTGTATGGGGTGCAATAGATCCTAGTGATGGCACTCTTATTATTTATCGTGAACTATACCGTAAAGGTATGTTAGCGACAGAATTAGCTACCACTCTTATGCAAATGGAAGCATATGATCCGTTGGGCGTACCCGGAGTATTGGATACAGCTTGTTGGTCAAGGACAGGAATGACCGGGCCAACCGTAGGAGAAACACTTGTCAAGGCAGGACATAAGCTAAGACGAGCAGATAAAAATAGAGTAGCAGGTAAAGTCCAGATACACGAATACTTAAAGAAACAACCAAGTGGAAGACCTAGAATACAGATTTTTAATTCTTGTCCAAATTTGATTCGTGAATTACAAAGTATTCCTCTGGATAAAAATAATCCTGAAGATGTTGACACGCATGCTTCGGATCACGCATACGATGCATTAAGATATTTGATTATGTCAAGACCAAGAATCAACGATCCAATAAGTCAAATGCGAAACTTTAAAAGAGAAATTAACTTCCAACCTTCCGATTCAGTATTTGGGTATTAATATGAAAAGAGATAAATATAATAACGGTGGTAAAACATTTCATAAAAATGTATTTGGTGCAGAAGCTTCATTAAACTTTAGTCCTACAGGAACTGCAAGAGCTAGAGCTAGTATGCCGCTTGGAAAAAATACCGTTATATCTCGTGAACAATATAAAGATCTTGTTACTGGTAGAAGTGGTTATGAAAATAAAGCTTCATGGCAACCGACTAATCGTTTTGAACTTAATCTAGTTGATAGAAGAGGTTACAAAGGAGCAGAAGTTAAATATAAATTTAAATAAACATTTAGGAGAATTCATATGGCAAGTCCAGTAGTAGAAATTAGAGATTCAGGCAGGAGTACCGCAAGTGTACATGATGTAAGAGCATTATCAGATAATGTTGTAACCTCGTGGACTTCTGCAACAACAGGAACAATCGCAGTAACAGCAGATGCAACGTATGATGTATCATTTACGCAACCTGCTGACACAATTATTCGTAACTTGATTGCAATCCCTGCTGGTAACATTGTTACTGCCGGAGCATCAGGAGATGATGTAGATTTTGATTTAGGTACTGCCGCAGGTGGTGGACAAATCATTGATGAAGAAGCTATTCTTGATGACGGTGGTTCAGCCGTAACATGGTCAGCTAATGCACCATTGTATATTATTCAGAATTCACATGGTCATGCAGCTAACGCTTTTGTTAGTACTAGCGTTACTGCTGGTGTAGTTGGTGGTCCTGCAACGTCTGAAGCAATTGCTATTGCATCAACATTGTATACGGCTTCTGCTAGAACTTTATATGCACGATTAAAGCCTTTAGCAAATGACTTAGCTACAGCATCTACAACAGTTACATACTTAGTGGAGTTTTTACATCTTGGCGTGTTGCCTGATTAATAAAGACGAAAACAGAGTATTTCGTAAGTTTAACACATATGGCATATACGTCATATGTGTTATAACTGCCTCCATATTAATACAAGCAATAAAAGTAATATAAATTATGCCTGAAAATACATTTATAGATAATGCTAATAATATTTATTTTGAACCTGTTCCTGATGAAGATGGGCTTAATTTAAAATTAGAAGCTGATTTAAAAACAAACCTTGCTGGTTTAATTGAAGCACGTTATGCTGCGGCTGAGATGGCAAGGGAAACAGATGAAGATAGGTGGATTACAGCATACCATAATTTTCGTGGAATATATCCAAAGAATATTCGCTTTCGTGAATCAGAACGATCACGAGTATTTATAAAAATTACAAAGACTAAAGTTCTAGCAGCTTTCGGTCAACTTGTAGATGTTATATTTGGAACTGGAAAGTTTCCTATAGGAGTAGTTCCTACTATTTTACCTGAAGGTGTTGAAGAATACATGCACCTAAGTAATCAAGAAGCTCCAAATATAGAAACAAGTGCAGAAACACCCAATACAGTTACAGATGAAATGACTGATGATCTAACTATTGGATATAAAGATGACGGTAAAGTTTTAAAAGCTGGAGCAACATTAAGTGGTGGTAAAGGGGTATTTGAACAGTTTTCAGATGATGATGAAAATATATCTTTTGAATCTGGTGCTAACCCAATCCCAGGTGTTCCAACAGTTTCACCAGCAAAAGAAGCTGCACGTAACATGGAAAAATTAATACACGATCAAATAGACGAATCAAACGGTTCAAGTGAATTACGTAATGCTTTATTTGAATCTACGCTTTTTGGTACAGGTATTGTCAAAGGCCCATTTAATTTTAATAAAACTTTAAATCGTTGGTCAGATACAGAGAATGGAAGAGAATATACTCCTGATTATGTACGTGTTCCACGTATAGAATTTGTAAGTATATGGGATTTCTTTCCAGATCCCAATGCTACATCAATTGATGAGTGTGAGTATATAGTACATAGACATAAGTTAAATAAGTCTCAAGTAAGAGCTTTAAGTAAAATGCCTTATTTTGATAAAGATGAAATAAGAGCATGTTTAGCTATGGGCGCAAACTATGTTGAAAAACAATATGAAAATGAATTAAAAGATTCTAAAAAAACTGAAGATGTCGGTAAATCTAAGTATGAAGTATTAGAATATTGGGGAATGATGGATGTAGAATATGCCAAAGAAATTGGCATGGAACTCCCCGAAACAATAGATGATTTAGATGAAATTCAAATTAACGCATGGATTTGTAATGGTAAAGTATTACGATCAGTTATAAATCCATTCTCGCCAGCACGACTTCCTTATAATGCATTCCCTTACGAAAGAAACCCATACAGTTTCTTTGGTATTGGTATTGCTGAAAATATGAACGATAGCCAACAGATTATGAATGGTCATGCACGTATGGCTATAGATAATCTAGCATTAAGTGGTTCGTTAGTATTTGACATTGATGAGACTATGCTTGTTGGCGGTCAAAGTATGGAAATATATCCCGGCAAGGTATTTCGCAGACAGTCTGGTATGCCTGGACAGTCTATACATGGAGTTAAATTTCCAAACACATCTACAGAAAACATGATGATGTTTGATAAATTTAGACAGCTTGCAGATGAACAAACAGGTCTACCTAGTTATTCACATGGTATGACAGGTGTTCAAAGCATGACACGAACAGCATCTGGCATGTCAATGCTACTAGGTGCTGCAAGTCTTAATATAAAAACAGTTGTTAAGAATTTAGATGATTTTCTTTTAAAACCTTTAGGTCAATCATACTTTCAATGGAATATGCAGTTTTTTGAAGGTGAGTTAGATGTTAAGGGTGATTTGGAAATCAAAGCTATGGGAACTAATAGCCTAATGCAAAAAGAAGTTAGGTCACAACGATTAACTATGTTCCTTCAAACTGCTCAGAATCCAGCTATTGCACCGTTCGTTAAAATGTCAAAACTTATTAGCGAATTGGCTTATAGTTTAGATCTTGATCCTGACGAAATTCTTAATGATCCAGAAGAAGCAGCCCTAGCTGCCCAGATAATAGGATTACAAAATAATGTTGGACAAGAAACTGGCGAACAAATTGGCCCCGGTGGTGAACAAGCCGGAGCTATGGCTCCCACTGAAGGAATACCTGGAGGCCCAACAGATGTTGGAGTTACAGGCACTGGCGGTGGCAACATCGGAACAGGAAATATACCGCAGCCAGGGGAAGGTGAATTCTCTGGTTAAGTTATTACAATTACCTGATATAGTAAATCAACGAAGAAAGGAAGATTAATATGGGACTGTTTGCAGAGATAAAGAAAAAAGTAGCCGCACTTGAGGCTGCTCATAGCGGTAAAAAACAACAACACGGTCTTTTACTTATGCCAATTAGTAATCAAGATATTCAACTAAAACAATCTGCTGGCGGTGGTTTAATGTCTCCAAGAGAAGGGTATAAAACAGCTGGTGTTGTTAATGAAAAACCAATTTCAGATGATATGAAAGCACAAATTCATGGTGCTATAGCTAGAATGAATTTTACAAATAAAATGGAAGCAGAACAAGGAGAAGCAGAGCTTAGAGCTTTATTAAAAAATCCTAAAAATAAAGCTTATATAGACGGTATATTTGAAGATGTAAAAAGTAGAGATCTTCAAGAAACCAGAGATAGAAATCAAGAAGGCGGTGAAATAGAAATGGCTCCTGAACTTATGGAACAAGATGTTCCAGTTGATACCTATCCAAACATGACACCTGAAGAAGAGGCAATGCCTGTTGCTTCAGATGAACAAATGCAGGAAGACTATGTTGATTATGTTGCAGCAGAAGTCTTAACACCTGCCGAACAAGATTATTTAAATATAGCATTAGATAATGATCCAGAACTAGAAGGCATTCTAGATAAAGTTATTACTTATGCTACAGAATTTACTGGTGAAGGGGAAGTAGAAGGCCCTGGTACTGGTATATCAGATTCGATACCTGCAAGGTTATCGGACGGTGAATTTGTTTTCACCCAAAAAGCAACAGACCAAATCGGTGCTGACAATCTGCAAGCAATGATGGATGACGCAGAACGTGCAGCTGATGGAGGACTGATGCAAAGATACGTACTTGGTGGTGCTGTTGATGACAAAGAACTAGGAGGTGCAGTTAGAAATGTTGTAGGAGATAATCCTATCATGGATGACAAAACTTCTATGTATGGCGTTGGTAGACAGCAAGAAGAACTGAGAAAGCAAATGATGTACGCTAATCGGATGCCAAGTATAATAGGACGATAAGGCTACCTGATATTCAGCCCCTTATCAATTTTTAACCTAGAGGCCACCTTGTAAGTTCAAGACCCTATATTAAAAAAAGCGCATTTAATATAGCTACCTTGATAAGAGACAAGCCCCAAAAGGAGAGTGACATGGCTAATGAACAAGAAGTAGAAGAACCACAAGCAAATCCGTATAATGCAAAAAAATCTTGGCATGATAAACCAGGCCCAGAGACAACGCAAAATGCAGATTCATTATTTTTTGAGAAACCAACTCAAGAGGCTACTTCCGAAGATGAAGACGGAACCCCTCAACAAGAGAAGAAAACTCGTACTAATTATAAAAAAAGGTATGATGATTTAAAGAAACATTATGATAATAAGTTATCTGAGTTTAAACAACGAGAACAAGAACTACGTGCAGAAGCGGAAAAAGCATATCCTCAATATCAGCCGCCAAAAAGTGCAGAAGATCTTGAAAAGTTTAAAACAGAATATCCAGACTTATATGAAACTGTCGAAACTGTTGCTCATTTTAGAAGTGAAGATAAAGTTAAAGAACTTCAATCTAAGATTCAAGCTTTAGAAGAACGTGAAGCAACTATATCTAAAAGAGATGCAGAAGCAGAATTAAAAGCTAGGCATCCTGATTTTGAAGATATAAGAGGTGATGATAATTTTCATACTTGGGCTAAAACCCAGCCTGAAGATATACAAAACTGGATATATAACAATCCTGATAATGCGTCTTTAGCAAGTCGTGCAATTGATTTATATAAGTTAGAAAATAATATAGCTATTGGAAATACAACTCCTAAAAAATCAGCCAGATCACAAACTTCACGTTCAGGAGCAGCAGACATGGTTTCAACCAAAACAACAGGTGTTGAACCAAATCAAGCTAAAATCTGGACACAAAGGGAAATTGCATCTATGTCTATGGATGACTATGATCGGTTTGAAAAGGAAATTGATCTAGCAATTCGTGAAGGCAGAGTGCGATAATTATTGTCTAACGAAAGTAAAGGAGCTTAACAATGGCTTATAATCAATCAGACCAACTGTTTGAACAAAGTACGGATACAAATGGTAACTTTGGTAATTCCGTATCAGGTCAAACGAATGCATTCTGGATGCCAGCCGTCTACAGTAAGAAGGTACTTAACTTCTTCCGTAAGTCGTCTGTCGCAGAAGCAATTACTAATACTGACTATGCTGGTGAAATTACGCAATTTGGAGATTCTGTAAAGATCATCAAAGAGCCTACAATCACCGTTTATCAGTACGAGCGTGGCGCAGATGTCACACAAACTAAACTCACCGACCAAGAAGTAACCTTGATCGTTGATACAGCAAACGCCTTTAAGTTCATCGTAGATGACATTGAAACTGCAATGTCACACGTAAACTTCAAGGAAGTTGCATCATCTTCAGCTGCTTACGCATTGCGTGACGCATTTGACGAAGGTGTAATTGCTACTATGTTTAGTGGTGTGTCTTCTTCAAGTCCTAACCATGTTTTAGGTTCAGATAACGCAACTGATCTTGCGGCTGGAACTTTTGATGGAACTGGTAACTTGGATATTGGTTTCGCATCTGGCGAACACGATCCTATTGATGTATTGTCCCACATGTCAAGATTGTTGGACGAGCAAAATGTACCTGAAGAGGGACGATGGTTCCTAGCTAATCCTGAGTTTTATGAGCAGCTAGTACAAAGTTCATCTAAGGTATTGTCAGTAGACTATAACGCTGGTCAAGGATCTATCCGTAATGGACTAGTATCTTCTGGCAAGTTGCGTGGTTTCGACATGTACAAGACTAACAACATTGCATCTACCTCCAATGCGGCTGGTAAGTGTATTGCTGGTCACATGTCTGCAACTGCAACAGCACAGACTATTACTAGCACGGAAGTAATTCGTGATCCCGATAGCTTTGGTGACATAGTACGAGGACTCCATGTTTATGGAGCTAAAGTACTACGTGGCGAAGCATTGGTTTCCGCTTTCTACGGTATAGACTAAGCTATAGCAACTTGGGGGTCTTCATGGCCCCCAAACTTTAAAGGAAGTTAGATATGCCCCAACTTGGAAGTGAATCATCACCTATGATGATAAAAGGAAAACGTGCCGGGAAAGTTCTTGGCATGATAGGGAAGTTTTATAATAAAGACTCCCATAAAAAATATCAAGACAATTATGATCGTATATTTAGAAAGGAGAATAAAAATGCCAGTAGTTGATGGTAAGGAATATCCTTATACAAAAGCAGGGAAAGCAGCAGCTAAAAAAGCTAAAGAACGAAGCGGTATGAAAAGTGGTGGCTACGTTTCTATTGCTAAAATGGCTGAAGCTTGTGATAAATCAGCTGGTGGATTAAATACAAAAGTAAATAATAACGACTACTAATGGCTACGTATCTTAATCTAACAAATGAATTATTGCGAGAAATGAATGAAGTTGTTCTAACTTCAAGTAATTTTGGTGATGCAGTAGGTATTCAACAACACGCTAAAGATGCAATTAATAGAGCATACTTAGATATTGTTAATGAAGAACCACAATGGCCTTTCTTAGCGACAGGTGAAAGCGGAGCTACAGATCCAATGTACGGTAATGTATATGTTGAAACTACAGCCAATACTCGATGGTATGAATTAAAAGCATCTAGTTCTAGTATTACAGCAGATTATTCATATGTAGATTGGGATAATTTTTTATTAACAACTGTAGGAGTATCTGGTGAATCGGCTCCATATGTAGCACAAAACTTACGTTTTGTTACAACAGAAGAATGGAAAGATAACTTTAGATTATCTGAAAACAAAGATGATGCTGATGCGGCTAATGGTGGAGAGCCACGAAGAATTATTAGAAGCCCTGATGCACGTAAGTTTGGATTAAGTCCTATACCTGATAAAGTATATCGTGTATGGTTTTATGCATATGACTTACCAACTGAGCTTGATGCTCATGGTGATGCAACAGTCTTTCCAGATTTATATAAGCCTGTATTATTAGCAAGAGCTAGATATTATATTCACCAATTTAAAGAAAGCCCACAATCAGCAGCGTTTGCGTTAGAAGATTATAAGCGTGGACTAAAACTAATGAAGTCTAATTTATTAGAACCTGTTCCGTATTATATGAAGGACGATAGGATGCGATACCTCTAATGTCTCAAGCTTTTGGATTTAGTTGTAAAGGTGGATTAAATACAAACTTAAACCAGTTTGAGTTATTACGTACACCTGGAGCAGCAACAGAACTACGAAACTTTGAAGTAGATTCTGATGGTGGCTATAGGCGTGTTAATGGTTATGTAGCATTTGGTGATGCAAGACCAAATAGTTCTAATAGAGTTTTAGGAATAGCGGTGTATGGTGATGGAATTATTGTATGTTCAGGAACCAACATTTATTTTACTTTGGATGGCGATACATATCTTCAAATAAATAGAGATAGTGTATCAGGAAGTGGAGATAATTATTCTACTTTTACTGGTAGATCTACCTTAACACGAACAGCACAGGGACAATGCTCAATTTCAATTTTTGAAGGTGATACAACATATGGAGAAGTTTTCATATGTGATGGAGCAAATAAACCTTTTTATTTTAAAATGACAGGTTCAGGAGCATTAAGCGGCAGAACTTTCTTTGCTAAAGAAGTAACAGTAAGCAGTACAGTAGCCCCAACAGTAGGTGTAATACATGACAAACATTTTGTTGTAGGTGGAGCAAGTTCAACAGCAAATACCATTTATTATAGTGGTACATTAGATCCAGATGATTTTACATCTACAGGATCAGGAACAATACAACTTGAAGATCAGGTTGTTGGTTTAAAAAGTTTCCGAAACGAATTATATATTTTTTGTACAAACAGTATCTTTAAACTATCAAACATAAACAATAGTAGTACAATTGTAGTTACACCAGTAGCAAAAAACGTAGGATGTTTAAGTCACTATAGCATACAGGAAATAGGAGGTGATCTAGTCTTTTTAGCACCAGACGGTATTCGTAGCGTTGCAGGTACAGCACGAATTGGTGACGTTGAATTAGGATCTGTTAGTAGACAAATACAATCAATTATATCTGATATTGCAACTAGTATTAGTGGATATAATATATCAAGTTGTGTATTAAGAAGTAAAGCTCAATATAGATTATTTTATTCTTCTTCTACAGCTTCAGTTGCAACATCAAAAGGTATAATAGGAACATTAACACAAGATGGATTTCAATGGTCAGAAACAAGAGGTATTCAAGCTCCAGCGTTAGTTTCCGATTTTAATTCAGATGGTGTAGAAAAAGCATATCATGGCGATAACGATGGTTATATTTATACGCATGATTCAGGTAATGCATTTTATTCAGGAGGTTCAGCTTTAGATATTGAAGCTAAATATCAATCACCGAATTTTGATTTTGGTGATGCAGGAACACGTAAAACATTAAAGTACGCAAAGATTTCAATAACTCCAGAAGGATCGGTAGAACCTTCGTTTAGAGTTAGGTATGATTATGAAGATAATAATATACCGCAACCAACAGAAACAAATATAACAAATATTTTACTGCCTTCTTTATTTGGTAGTGGTGTATTTGGAACGTCACAGTTTGGAGGATCAACAGATCCTATGGTAAGAAAAACAATTACAGGTAGTGGACACGCAGCAAACTTTAGAATTCGTAGTAGTGATCAAAAATCATCATACTCTATAAATGGCATGTATATAGATTATGTACCTTCAGGTAGGAGATAAATAATGGCAGGGACTAGTTATACAAGACAAAGTAGTATGTCAGATGGCGATACTATAACGGCTGCTTTGTTCAACAATGAATTTAACCAATTATTAAATGCATTTTCTTATGCTGCATCTGGTACAACAGGACACCAACATGATGGTGGAGCAGGTGAAGGCGGTAATATAGAAATAATTGGTGATGGTGATTTTCTTAATAAAATTACAGTTGATAGTACAAATAACCGTTGGGGTTTCTTTGTACAAGTTTCTAGTTCTGCCGTAGAACAAGTAAGAATTCAAGATGGTGCTATAGTTCCTGTAACAGATAATGATATTGATTTAGGAACTAGTTCTTTAGAATTTAAAGATGGTTATTTTGATGGTACGCTTTATGCAGACGCAATAAACTTTAATGGTACAGCTATTAGTGCAACTGCTGCCGAATTAAATATAATGGATGGCGTAACCGCTACTGCCTCAGAATTAAACATACTTGATGGTGTGACAGCTACTGCTGCTGAATTAAACATTCTTGATGGTGTTACATCTACTGCTGCGGAACTAAATATCTTAGACGGTGTAACGTCTACGGCTGCTGAATTAAATATTTTAGATGGTGTAACAGCTACTGCAACAGAATTAAACTATAGTGATACTGGTTCATCTGTAGGAACTGTAGTTGCTAGTAAAGTTGTAACAGCAGATGCAAATAAAGATGTTGCAAGTTTTAGAAATATTACATTAACTGGAGAACTTGATGCAGGTAGTTTAGATGTAAGTGGTGATGCAGATATAGACGGCACATTAGAAGCTGACGCAATTACAGTAGATGGTACAGCTTTAAACGAATACATAGCAGATACTGTTGGAGCAATGGTTGGTTCTAATACAGAGACAGGTATTGCAGTTACTTATGAAGATGGTGATAATACATTAGACTTTGTATTAGGTGCTGCTCAAACAACAATTACTTCATTGTTGGCAACTGATATAAAGATCGGTGAAGATGATGAGACTAAAATAGATTTTGAAACAGCAGATACAATTAACTTTTATGCTGGCAATGAAAAGCAGTTAATCTTAACAGACGGTGCATTAACACCAGGCAGTAACGCTATTGTAGATTTAGGAACTGATGCGTTAGAATTTAAAGATGCGTATTTTGATGGTACAGTAGAAGCAGACGCTATTTCAATTGGCGGTACAACTATTACATCAACAGCAGCGGAACTTAATATATTAGATGGAGTTACAAGTACTGCGGCAGAACTTAATATTCTTGATGGTGTAACGGCTACTGCATCAGAACTTAATATTCTTGATGGTGTAACATCAACAGCAGCCGAATTAAATGTTTTAGACGGTATTACGGCTGTAGTTGGAGAACTAAATGCACTTGATCTAGGTTCAACAGCAGTTGGAACTGCAATAGCTTCTAAAGCAGTAATACTAGATTCAAATAAAGATTATACAGGTTTAAGAAACTTAACGATTACTGGTGAACTAGACGCAGCTACATTAGATATAAGTGGTGATGTAGATATTGATGGAACATTAGAAGCTGATGCTATTACAATTGATGGTGCAACATTAGCAGAAACTATATCTGATACTGTTGGTGCAATGGTTAGCTCTAATACAGAAACAGGTATAACTGTTACGTATCAAGATGCTGATAATACTTTAGACTTTGCACTTGGAGCAGCACAAACAACTATAACATCTTTATTAGCTACTGACATTAAGATTGGTGAGGATGATCAAACAAAGATTGACTTTGAAGATGCTGACACTATTAACTTCTATGCTGGCAATGAAAAACAATTAATATTGACTGATGGAGCTTTGACACCCGGAAGTAATGCTATTGTTGATTTAGGTACAGATGCTTTAGAATTTAAAGACGCATACTTTGATGGAACTGTAGAAGCTGATGCAATTTCTATAGGTGGTACAGCAATAACATCCACAGCAGCAGAATTGAATATACTTGATGGCGTTACATCTACAGCAACTGAATTAAATATTCTTGATGGTGTAACATCAACCACAGCAGAATTAAATATTCTTGATGGTGTAACATCAACTACAGCAGAATTAAATATTCTTGACGGTGTTACAGCAACAACGGCTGAACTAAATTACTTAGACATTTCAACATTAGGCACAAGTGAAGCGTCTAAAGCTGTTACAGCCGATGCGAATGGTGATGTTATCATTAGTCAAGAACTTAGAGCAGTATCATACAATGAAACTTATGTAGCTCCAACAAGCTCCTCAAATGCTACAACAATAGCATGTGAAAGCGGTAATTACTTCAAGCATACACTTACAGAAAATACTACCTTTACATTTTCTAATCCACCTTCAAGTGGCACAGGATATTCTTTTATTCTACACTTGATACAGGACTCAAGTGCCAGAACAGTTACATGGCCGGGTGCAGTTGATTGGGCTGACGGAACTGCGCCAACAATTAGTAGCTCTAGTGGAGCAGATGATTTCTTTGTGTTTGCTACCTCAGACGGTGGAACAACTTGGTACGGATTTACAGCAGGTCAGGATTTAAAATAGATGAGTAGAGCCGCACAAAAACTTATTTCTGCATCGGGCAGTAAAGACGTTTATGAAATAGAGCAGTCTATTATGCTTGATAATACAGATGATGCTCATTTAGAAATAACACCTGGTAGTGCTGGAAACCAAAGAACTTGGACGCAAAGTTTTTGGATCAAACTAAATGATTATGGGGATGACTATATAGGCTTATATGGCTTTCCCGGTGGTTCCGCAACTTCCTATTACACTGGCCTTCCTTATTTCATTACTGATGGAAATCTTAATTTTTTAGATAATTATGGGGCAGGAGGTTATAGTGGCCCTTATGTAACTTTTGCTACAGCTGTAAAGGATCGTAGTGCGTGGTATCATATAGTTATAATTTTTGATACTACTGAAAGTACTTCTACTGATAGAATAAAAGTATTTCGTAACGGTGTTCAATGTTCAGCCGTTACAAACACTACTTATCCTAGTTTAAACTATCAAGGTAGTGTAAATAGCACCGTTTTACATACAATTAATCAAACGCAAGATGGTTATTATGGTAGTGCTCAGTTTGCCGAATATCATTTTATTGATGGAACAGCTAAAGCGGCTTCAGATTTTGGAGAAACAGATACAGTAACAGGCCAATGGATTCCCAAGGAATATGAAGGCGGTAGCTATGGAACAAATGGATTTTATTTAAAATTTGCATCAGGAGCGATTGGAACAGACAGTTCTGGGGAGGGAAACAATCTTACTGCAAGCAATCTAGGAAATGAAGATGTTTTGCTTGATACTCCTACTAACAATTTTCCAACAGTAAATTCATTAGAGCCGTGGAACACCACTGTATCTGCGTTAGCTCAAGGAAATTTAAATATTAAAGCGGCTACTTACAGTAGTGGAAACTATGGTAATCATTTTATAAATTTTATATTGCCCACTTCTGGCAAATGGTATTTTGAATGGTTGTCAGGCATTCAAGCTGGAATAGGAAATCAGGCACAAGTAGGAGTTAGCAAGCAAGGGCCAACTGGATTACTCATACCAAATAAAACTCAAAATCCAGCTACTTTTAGCAGTAGCACCGCTATGACTATGGAAATTTCTGGGGATCAAGCTGAAATTTACGATGGAGGATCGTCTATAGATACAGACACAGGATTAACGGCCTCCTCCTATGTTTGCGCTATAGCTATAGATATTGACAATAATAAATTCTGGGGAGGATATGACAACGGATCAAGTATCACATGGATGAACTCTGGAGATCCTGCGGCTGGTTCAAACGGTGCAGCACATACATTTGATTCAGACAGTGGAATTTATGCTACTACTACCGTTAATAGTGGAAACACAAACCGCTCATACATTATTTTTAACTTTGGACAAAACGGCACTTTTTGTGGCTACAAAACAGCAGGAGGCAATGCAGACGGAGCAGGGATAGGTAATTTCTTTTACTCTCCACCGTCTGGGTTTAAAGCGTTATGCACCAAAAACCTACCTACGCCAGCAGTTAAAAAATCTTCAGATCATTTTGACACAGTTCTTTATACAGGTGATAATTCTAATAGAAATATTACGTCATTTAATTTTCAACCCGATTTTCTCTGGCTTAAAAGTAGAGAATCAACATATTGGCATAGATTAATAGACTCTGTAAGAGGAAGCACTAGAAGTTTACATTCAGATAATAATCAAGTTGAGTTAGTAGATGATTATGGAACTGTTGGTGGTTTTCTTAGTAATGGTTTTTCGTTAAGGGCTGGAACAGGCTCTAATGCTAACCATAATGGGACTAATGCTAGTGGTGACGATATGGTTGCTTGGGCATGGAAGGCTGGCGGCTCTGGAAGTGCAAACACAGATGGATCAATAAACACTACAGCAACCAGTGTAAATACAACAGCAGGGTTTAGTATTTCTACTTATCAAGGCACAGGCAGTAATGCAACAGTTGGTCATGGGCTTGGTGTAGCACCTTCATTGATAATAATAAAAAATAGAGATACAAATGATAACTGGAGAGTTTATTCACGCAATGATCCAACGGATTATTTAGCATTTAACTGGGATGGAGCGTCTACAGACGATAACACTTCTTGGAATGACACTGCTCCAACAAGTTCTGTGTTTAGTATAGGAACAGATACTAATACTAACAGAAGCGGTGATGACTTTATTGCTTATTGCTTTGCAGAAGTTGAAGGTTTTAGTAAATTTGGCATGTATGAATCGAACAATTCAACAAATGGGCCGTATGTATATACCGGCTTTACCCCAGCTTGGATAGTTTTTAAGTATGTTGATGGATCAGGTGAATGGTGGTGGATGCTAGACTCCACAAGAGATACTATTAATTTAACTACTGAAGTTTTATATGTAAATGCTACTACCGTTGAAAGCACAATAAGCGGTAGTGGTGGTGTAGATTTTTTATCAAACGGTTTTAAAATCAGAGCAACAAATGGCGGCATTAATTTTACTAACACTTATTTCTATATGGCCTTTGCCGAATTTCCATTTAAATACGCAAATGCGAGGTAACAAATGTATGCAATAGTTAAAGACGGTGCAATCACCGCAACAGGAAACATAAAACAATTATTCCCGAATACCTCATTTGCAGGTGGTGTAGCCAATACAGACTTTAAAACTGCTGAAGGTGTAATGGATATTGTTCAAGGTGAACGAAAAGATGAAAAATATTATTACGTCACTCAAGGTGATATTGCTTTAGTGGATGGTGTTCCTACTCAACAGTATACGAATACTGCTAAACGCTTGGAAGACGAAGACGCTAAAGATGCTGACGGTAATCAACTATATGTTCAGGTTTGGGATGCTGACAAAGAAGAGATGGTTGATAGTAGTGAAAAACAAATTAACCAAGGTTTAAAAACTCCTATGACTGCACAAGTCAAAGATACAGCAAACAAGCTATTAGCCTCAACAGATTGGATGGTAATTAGAAAATACGAACGTGATGTAGCAATACCAAGCGCAACAGCTACCTATCGTGCAGCAGTAATAACAGAATGTGC